TGGGGTGGGGGCGGGGGCTCGAGCAGGCGCCCGTAAGGTCGTAGACGCTAACGCTCATAACCCTAGCGCCAGGTTACCCGCAATCATAGCGTGGAACCCTGCGGGCGGTGTGGTCAACCCGGCTGGCTGCATCCACACAGGTAAGACCGGCCCAGACATCGAGCGCCGCAACCGCGATCACTACCAGAACGCCAACTCCCAGGCTTGGTGGGCGCTGCGCGAGCGGTTCCGTCGCACGTATGAGGCCGTCACTACCGGCGTGGTTGAAGACCCTGACGAGCTTATCTCGCTGCCAGCTGGCTGCACGGAGCTGATGGCCGAGTTGAGCCAGCCGGTGTGGGGAACTAACGGCGCGGGGAAAATCACAGTCGATAAGCAGCCCAAGGGCACCAAGTCGCCAAACTTGGCCGACGCGGTGAAGATTTGCTACGCGCCGGTTCGGCCAGACGTGCAGGCCCCCGGGGTGGGCGTTGGCATGCCTGGCAGCGCTGCGGGAATAATTGTCGGGGTGGCTTGACAGGGAGAGGAGATATAATTATCTTAAATACGTGGGCCGCATCAGGTGGACCGTTGAGAGGATATTGAGATGGCTAAACAGTACGTAATGACAGATTACACAGGCTGCAGGTACGTTACAGCCGGTAAGGTATATGAGCTTGCGTTCGATGAGAATAACGACGAGCTTGTAGTTGACGATGAGGGTGACAAAATTATTATCGCGAGCCCAGTCTACCATGCGTCTTGCTTTCATCTAGAAGGTATCGGTCGCTGGTACTACGTAGGCGCAGAGGGTAATAAATTATGAGCCTCTATCTCGTAGAACTTCTCGTCCGTCTCGGCGTGGCGGTAATCGCCGACGGCACCATCAAGCCGCGCTGGTATGGTAGCGACCAAGCTAAGGTGTGTAAGCGGGTGCAATGGCAGTGGCGTCATGGCCACTTCACCGGCATCCTGCGCCGCAAGGTCACGCCGACCAGCTACTACACCACACGGCGTCAAGTCACCGGCAGCAACTGGCAGCACAAGCAATACTGCCAAGGCAAGCTGGAAACTATGTGGCCGGAGATGGATGCCTTCGAGCGTAACGTCGTAAACCAACTCACAGTGGATAACTACCATCTCTACAAGCACCTCCCAATCGTTAAGAGGCTGTTAGCATGATTCGTAAAACCAAGAAAGGACCGCGCCGTCTGCGCCACGTCACGGTTATTAGAAATGTGACCGCAGTGAGCACTAATAAAACAGACCAATACGGTATCACGGCTGGAAAGATGTACCGAGTGGAGAATGGAGACGGTTTTAGTAGCGGGTGGGTGACCTTTGATAACGGTCAAGACGGTTTTATCCTCTATTCTGGCTGCGCCCATCTCGCCGGCGGCGACTGGAACGTCGAATACATCAAGGAGCGTTTGTGATGACCACACTTTACGTCAAGAAACTCACGCCGATGGCCACTCTGCCAGCCAAAGCTACGCGTTTGGCAGCCGCCATGGATATCCGTGCCTGCCTGCACACCGAGACCGTCAAGGTCTTCACGCAGCACGGCGAGATGTGGGCGCACGTGACGCACGGCACGCTGTCTCTGCAACCGGGCGATCGCGCACTCGTACCGACCGGCCTTGCCATGCGCCCCGCACCCGGCTACTGCATTAAAATGTATCCTCGGAGCGGCTTGTCGCTCAAGAAGGGCCTCACGCTTATCAACTGCGTGGGCGTGGGTGACGAGGACTACTCGCTCGGGTACCACATCACGCTAGTCAACCACAGCCGAGAAGTTCAAGCCATCGCTGACGGCGAGCGCCTGTGCCAGATGATGGTTGAGCGTGTCGAACCGGTCGAGCTGGTAGAGTGCGACGAGCTGCCAGACGTGGAGTCTGACCGGCTGGGCGGGTTTGGGAGTAGTGGGTCGGTATAGCATGCACCTAGCTACCCTAATTAGCGGGCGCACCGTCGCCCGCAAGACCATCGAGGTCGAGCCGAGCCTTATGGAGCTCGTAGAGCGCATCGCTGCCGATAAGTCCTGCTCGGTCAATACTGCCATCCAAACCCTGCTGCTGCGTGCGGTGAGTAGCCCCGAGCTCGATTAGTGTGCGATAATAGCCAGCACGACACTACAGGAGTGCTGGCTATGAGATATGAGGGCTTCCTCTGGGAGTTTTTCGACAAGGTACGTCGCGGCACTAACGCTGTGGTGTTCCAGAACTACACAGAGGCGAACGTCAAGAACGGGCTGCAATTCTACGTCCGGCAAGAGTGGACTGGAGTGGCGGTGGCCGCGACGGTCAACTTGCGGTTCACCACTGGCGCCAAGCCGGTCATCATCAAGAGCCGGGAAGTAACCTTTAACGGCTCGTCCAAGGTCATCTACTCGGCGTTTGAAGGCACCTCCGCGACTGGCGGAACTGCTATAACCGTGCGGAACGAGAACATGATCGCCCCAGTAGCCACCACGGTATCTATCTCCCACACGGTCACGCCAGGCACTCTGCCAGCAGCTTTCCGCATCAAGAGCATTTACGGCTCGGGCAGCACGCAGGGCGGCGGGTCGCGTATCGGCACCGACGTGCTGGGCCGAGAGACCATACTCAAGCCGAACACTCAGTACCTCGTGACGCTTCGTAATGACTCAGGCTCTACTGGGGACATCCAGCTCGAGCTGTCATGGTATGAAGGCACACCAGATTTACCAGTAACCCCATAAACTAGGAGGGCCTATGGCCTCTTTTGAAGTACGTAACGACCTGATGATTTTGCTCGGCGACAACATGACCGCCTTCAAGGTCGCTATCGGCTGGGTTGATAGCCCTGAAAAGCTAACCGTGTTCTCCCGCGAGTATGGCAAGACCGACATGTCCAAGTTGCCAGAGCAGCGAGCCGCCATGGCGCTCACCACGGCTGGCAAACTCTGGGATGAGTGCTACGCGCAAGCCGACTAGCCCACAATCCGACCAAGCCCATGGCGCCAAGCCCGCCTAGTGCGGGCTTTTTATTGCCTCTTGCGGTATTATATGGGCAAACACTCACAATGAGGCTCGCCCGCATGGCCGACCAACAAGACAAGCCGATCGCATCACTGAGCTATGCCCGCGCAGGCAACGGCGGGCGTACCACTGTTGACGACGACTACAACCCAGACCTACGCGGCAGCAAGGGTCGCCGCACGATTGCCAAGATGCTCAACAGCTCCACGGTTGGCGGGGCGATGACGTGCATCACCAATATCTTCAAGACCACAGACTTTCACGTTGACTCCGCCCAAGGCGTGACTGACCCAGACCTCGCCGACGAGCTGGCAAAGTGGGTCTATCAGACGCTCACCACCATGGGCGACCCAACCTATCCGCTGTCGGCCACTTGGGTTGACTTCCTTGACCAGCTGGCCAGCGCCTTGCCGTACGGCTGGGCCTTTGTGGACATCACCCGCAAAACTCAAGCAGACGGCACGATTGGTATCGGGCAGGTAGTGCAGGTGCACCCCGACACGCTGGCCGACTGGCTGACCGACGAGACTGGCCGCGTGCGTGGCATCATCCAGTACCCGCCAACCGGCCAAGCGCAAGTATCAGTGCCCAGCGAGCGGGCCGTGCATTTCGTCCCTATCCAGTACAAAGGCAGTCCGGAAGGCCGGTCTCTCCTGCGTGCAGGCTATGACGACTGGTACTACTCCAGCAAGCTCAAGGAGTTTCGGGCCATCCTGGCAGAGCGCATGTCGGGCTTCCCGGTCGTGACGGCAAACGCAGACATCAAGATGCTGGCCAGCGACACGACGCTGCCGGAAGAGACCCGTGCCAAGTACGCCGAGATGGTGCGGGAGATTGAGAGCATCGCGCCCAAAATCAAGGTGAACCAGCAGGCCGGGGCAACGTTGTGGTCAAAGCCGTATGAAAACCTGACTAGCGAGGGCGAGCGGTCCTTCACAAGCGTCCAGCAGCTGCAAGTCCAGTTGCTCACGCCAAGCGGCGGCACGGCGGTAGACTATGACCGCGCTATCCAAGACCATGACATGGCGGTTTCGCGCTCAATGCTGCTGCAATTCCTGTTCATGGGTGGCTCTGGTACCTCCGGCGCCCAGAATGCCATGGGCGACATGGTCGAGGTGTTCGAGAAGGCCGCCGAAGCGTGGCTCTGCTCGCTGTATAACTGCCTGGAGCGGCAATTACTGCCGATGCTGTGGCGGTGGAACGGCTACGACCCGGCCTACATGCCCACGCTGCGCCACGGTGTCATCTCACGCGAGAGTCTGGACGCGCTCGGCCGCTACGTGCAGAGCCTGGCATCGGCCGGCATCCCGCTGACCGACCCAGAGACCGAGGAGGAGCTTAGATTGCGTGGCAACCTGCCAGTCCCGTCGACGCTAGGCACTAAACTATGAGACAAGGCGGCCACTGAGCCGCCTTAATTATAATTATCTCTTGACTGCTGGAAGAATGGCCGCTAAATTTAGGGTATTCACAACACAGGAGGTACGTAGATGAGCGTTAAAATTGAGATGGATAACGCGATGAATGAAGCGGGTTGGGCATTCATCAATGCAGCGCAAGCTCGCGGAGTGGAAGTGGGTGGCAAACTGTGGAACAACTGCAAACCCATGTTGGTGGAAGCCATCGCCGTATGGGTTGAGAAAGGCGGCAAGTGCGCCCCAGCCACACCATCCATACCCGCCTCCCCCACCACAGCCCCAAGCATCCTGGAAGCCGCCGCGGGCCACATGCGTGATCGCGCCGCCACCTACGACAAGCCGGAAGGAGAGCGCAGCATGGGCGCAACCGTGCAGGCATTCAAAGCCATCACCGGCCACGAGCTGACAGAAGAGCAGGGCTGGCTGTTCATGATCTGTTTGAAGCTAGTGCGTGGTGTTAGCGATAAAACGTTAGATTCTCAAGAGGATTTAGTGGCATGCTGTGCACTAATGGGTGAATGTGTGGCGAGAGAAAGGAATGCGAAAGCGAGCTTATAATTTCAAAGATTTAACGGGGGCTGTATTCACTAGATTGACAGTGCTCGGGATGGCTGAAGAGCGGTCAGCTCGTGGGGCTATAAAGTGGGTGTGCCTCTGCGAATGCGGGGAGATGAGAGAAGTGCTGGGAAGCAATCTAACTGGGTTGAAACAGAAGTCCTGCGGCTGCTTATCAAGAGAGATGGCCGCCAAAAGAGTCGAAGATTCAAGGACGTCTGACGAACACAAAAGAGAGTTAGATAGGGCCAGAAAGAGAAGGTACAACGCCAGCGATAAAGGTAGGGCGGCGCAGCAGAGGTACTTTGATAAAAATAAAGAAGCGGCGTACGCGAGAGCGTCCAAATGGTCGAAGGATAATCCAGAGTCTGGTAGGGCCAGCGTACGCAACAGGAGGGCCAAAATAAAGTCTTCGGATGGACAACACACGGCAGCAGATATAGAAAGGATCGGATCAGAGCAAGGATGGAAGTGCGCGTTCTGTTTTAAGGACATATCGGGAGGCTACCATGTAGACCACGTGGTTCCTATATCGAAAGGCGGCAGCAACTCGGAGTGGAATCTCCATTTGACATGCCAAACATGTAACTTGAAGAAGGCAGCAAAGAGCATGAAAGTATTTCTTAAGCAGTCTAAGCCGTGGCTTTTTAATGTCGCTCTGGCAGGCGAGGCGGCCGCACGTGACCGTCAAGGAGGCCAGTGATGGCAGACAGCAAGCCGGACTTCGGCAAGCGTTACGTGATAGATGCACGTTACCGCGTGCCGATTAAAGAAGACCCGCAGCGCGTAGCTCGCCGCCGACGCATAGAGCAGCTGCTGGAAGAGCAACAAGCACGGAAGGAGGATCCATTGTGCAGCGAGTAATCCTAGAGTCCCCATATGCTGGCGGGTGCAAACCCTCCTATTACAAGACCTTCTGGTCTGATTGCAAAACCATCTGTGAGGTGCAGCTGAAGAGTGGCCACATCGGGCGAGGTAACTGCGAGACTGCAGCACTGGCATCCGCCATGGTTGCCCGTAACCGGGCGTACCTCGCCGAGTGCCTGCGCGACAGCCTGCTGCGCGGCGAGGCACCTTTTGCTAGTCACGCCATATACACCCAGGCGCTGGATGACACTGAGCGAGAGCTCGGCATCATGGCAGGCTTCGAGTGGGGTGATGCGGTAAACAAGGTGGTCGTCTATATCGACTTGGGTGTAAGCTCAGGTATGCGCCAAGGCATCGAGGCGGCACTGGCGCGAGGCGCTGACGTGGAGTATCGGAGGCTGCATGTGCGATGCTAAACGCTATGGGGACGAATATCACTGTCATAGATGTGGTCTGCAATGGCCCGTAACAGACCAAGACCGGCCAGTTTGTAAGACCGGGTATCAAATTCACATGCCTATTATCAGGCAACTCATAGAGAGACATAGAGATGAAAAGAGGCGATAAGGTTCGGTGCGTAAATCGTGGCATCAGCGATTACCTGACAGATGGTAAAGAGTACGAGGTTACAGCTGGGGCCGGAGATACAAGCATGTTCGGGGAGATTATTGAAGAAGACTCCGAAGCTTTCGAGGTATTGAACGACGACAGCCTCACGATCTTTTGTTGCGGTCTTCTCAACTCCAGCCACGCCACTTGGGAGCTTGTCGAATGACCCTACAACAACTCATGGCCCGCGACGGCCTCACCGAACTGCAAGCCTCTCGGGCATTCCACGCGCAGAAAGAATGGGCGCTTGCCGAGGGCTACAAGGTGACGCGCACGGTGAAAGGCACCAAGGTGGTCGCCCAGGTTGTCAGCGCCATCAAGCCTAGCCGTTATAAGCATCAAGGAGCGTAAGGATGACAATACACACCGAGCAGAGCGTCACCGGCTGGAAGGCTACCAGCACCACTTATCCACGCGTCTACGGCGAAGGCGACACGGAGCAAGCCGCCGTCGAGGACTTAAACTGGCAGATCCTGGACGACCAAGACGAGCGCCTACGCATTAACATCGCCAAGGGTCTGGCAGACGGGGCTATGCGTATCGCTACTAGCGTTGCCATCTGCCTGCTGCTACTGTGGGCCGTCGGCAAGATTTGGCCGGCTGACTATGACGCCACGGATGCTGGTGACGGCGAGCGTAGTGGCATGCGGCTCTACACCGACGCCCAGACGGGCTGCCAGTATTTGGGCAGCTCACTGACTCCGAGACTGTCAGCAACGGGAGAACATATTTGTGAACGTTAAAACGAGTGAACTGACAGGAGCCGCTCTTGATTGGGCCGTTCAGATGGCAGTGTGGAAAACTGGTGGGTTTGTGCGCACCGAGACCGTGGAAGCGCTGCGTGAAGGTGCTATCGCAGTCAGCCGTGAGAAAGCGTACTCCTCCAATTGGATTCACGGTGGCCCACTCGCCGACGAATTCAGCGTCGATTTCAACACGCAGGGTGTGGATGAAGACGGGGGCCAGCTTATAGAGGCGACCGTGCAAGACTTCGAGTCCATGCAGTGCTGGGCGGCCGAAGGCGATACGCGCCTGCAGGCCATGTGCCGCGCCATTGTGCTGTCTAAGCTCGGCGACGAGGTAGATGTGCCAGCGGAGCTGCTGGCAGCAACGGGAGAGCGTGTATGATGCCCATGACCTACTCTTGGGGGTCGTACGCCCGCAAGCAGCTAGTTAAAAAGATGCTTGTAGCGCTTCACCCCGGGTTTTGTTTTGTCCTGCACGACGGGTTCCGCTTCGAGCTTGAGGTGCGCCACGAGGAGACCGGTCTTTACGTGAGGTCGGCCGTCACCACGGGTGCTGTATTCAGGGAAGCCAAGAAGTACGTCAGAGAGCTTCAAGAGGAGCTGTGCTATCGTGGCTACTGACCTCAACGCCAAATATGACCGTATCCTCCGCGAAGCACTAGACGACCTATGGGCACAGCTGCAGGGTTCTGTGAACATGGCGGCCATCGAGCGGCTATTAATCCAAGGCGACCTGCAAGGTGTGTTTGACATGCTGCGAGTCGTGGAGCCGGCGCTGTTCTATGTGCTGCAGCCCGTCATCGAGGATGCCATCATCGAGTCTGGCCGACTGGTTGCCGAGATACTGCCAGCCGGTGCGGTCGTGAGCCCTGTCATTGTAAGCCTCACAGACCCCCGCGCTGCGGCGTACGTCCAGCGCTACGTGGCAGATCGCGTTGTCGAGATAAGCACCGAGACAGTGGAGGCTGTGCGCCAGGCGGTGCTGTTCGGCGTGAATACCGGCCGCCCGCCAGCCGCCGTGGCGCGTGACTTCAAATCCACAATAGGCCTCAACACCAAGCAGGAGATGGCGGTGCGTAACTTCCGCACGGCGCTTGAGACTGACCCCGCCAAGGCTATGGGATACGAGCTGCGCGACAAGCGATACGACGGGCTGCTCGAGGCCGACAAGCCACTGAACACCAAGCAGATTGACGACATGGTCACACGCTACAGGGCGGGGCAGCTTCGGTACCGTACCGAGGCGATCGCCCGCACCGAGAGCATGACAGCTATCAGCGTCGGGCAAGAGGAGGCTATCCGCCAAGGCGTCAACAGCGGCGCTATCCAGACAGTTAATAAGGATGGGCGAGAGCTTAGGGGGTTTTGGGTAGCTACCCATGACTCGAGGACGAGACACGCTCACCTAGCCATCCCAGGCATGAACCCAAAAGGCGTGCCGATCGGGGTGGCCTTCAAGACCCCACTCGGGCCAATGATGATGCCACGCGACCCAGACGGCACGGCGGCAAATACTATCCAGTGCAGGTGCCGGAAGCGCTGGTCTTGGGTAACCGTGTAAATAAGAGCCTCGCAGACGCGGGGCTCTTGACTATTTGATGAGATATAATTATCTTAAAGGTGTGGGCCGCATTGGGTGGCTCACATACACAGAGGGTTAGAATATGAAAGAATTGCTCAAAGCGACTTTGAGTTTTGTAGCTGATAAGAAAGACCCGCGATACTATCTGCGTGGTGTGTGCTTCACCCGTGAAGACGGAAAAGTCCGTTTAGAGGTGAGCAACGGCCACTCCGCTCTCATCGCCACAATATTTAACCCGGACGTGGTGGCCTGTTTTGTAGAAGGCCGCCATGCGTACACAGCGGAATCTATCGCCAACGGGCTTAAAGTAGGTGGCGTGACGATAGAACAGCGAGAAGGTGACCTGTTCCTTGGCGCCATCAAGTTAGAAAAGGTCGATTGCAATTACCCTGACGTTCTACGGGCTACCGGGTATTTCTCATCTCAAGGCGTGCCTGACGTAGAGAAAGGGGTAGACTTCAAGAAGCTAGCTAAAGTCTGCAAGGGCGTGCAAGACCTTCTTGCCGAGCAAAAGTATAAGACCGGTAAAGCGATCCAATCTCAAGCGTCAGCTGCTTTCAAGTGGAAAGGTGCGCTGCCAGATGGTACTGAATGGGAGGCGGTTCTTATGCCGTGCTGCGTATGACCTACATGGAACAACTCGCCGCCTGGATGATTGGCAAACCTGCCATGAGCCCGTCACAGCTTTACGATGCCGGGTGCCCGGTGCGTGGCTACGGGCGTGTGATGGACATCGTCAAGATCACCGACTGCCTGCGAGCGATGGTAAACCACCCGAACGTGGAGATTATCCGCTCATTCGGCACGATGACAAAAGTAGATCCGGCTACCGGCGCCGTCACGCGCTCTACGGCCAAGCGTCCACTCTACCAGGTGCTGAGCGTTGGCGACCTCACGCCAGCGCCACGCCAAGGACAAACCAAATCGCAGCCCAAAGAGGCTGACTGGAGCAAAGTATGGCGATGCTTGCAAAAATAGAATGCCTGACGCCCGAGATAGCTGCCGAAGCTGCGAGCTTGGCGTTGAGTGGCCACGTAGTCGGCACGGCGGCGATCGTGCTGGTAGATAACGCCGGGCAGCTTGGGAGACTGCAAGGCATGGTGGCTGGGTGGATTGGGGATTTGACTAGCGAGGATGAGCAAGGGGCCTAATAGGCCCCTTAGTTTTGTATCAGTGGAAGATAAAGCCTTGTTTCGATATCCCTGAAAAGCGGATCGGCCTTTTCTCGACATCCATTCCCTTAACCGCAGACACAAATTTTATCCGGCGAGCCATGTTGGTGCCGTACATCTCGCAGAAGAGCAAATAAGCATCTTCGGTCGGAATGGTGCCAGTGCCCGACATGTTGGCCACAAACTCCTGAATAGCCTGCTCGAACGTCAAGCCGTGAGCCACTGCATGAGCGCGGGGCTTCTTGCTGGCTGCCTTGGTGCGGGCTGATGGCAGCTTACGCATCCCTACCGATCGAAGCACCGCATTCTCCGCCTCGGTCACAGTGAGCAACCCCGCTGCCAGCAGCCCCTTGATCTGATCGACGTGTGATAGAGCTGTCGGTCGGCTTGCCACGCCTTCTTCAAGCTCCTGCCAGCGGTCAACGATACGGGCGGTAAACTCTGGGCAGTTCTGGGCCACCAGGATTATGGAGTCGCGCTTGTTGAGGTGGTACTCCGGGTAGACACGGCCTCTCCCATTCGTAAAGTCTGACTCAGCCAATGGCTGAGTGAAAATACCCTGCTCAGAAAGCCGTTCAGCACTGCGCTTGATATCGCTATGGTTCTTGCCGAGCATCTCCGCAATCTCGCGGGTCCCCATGGTGAGGGTATCGCTCATTTCAATCAGTTGGCCCATGTGGCCTCCATAAAGTAAGCCCGCGTGAGTTGGAACGGCTGCTACCACAGCTCCCCACGCGGGCTTCTAGTCTTGGTAGTTTGGTGCTTAAGGCTTTTGGCCTGCAGCCTGCACGAGTTCCACGTCGAGAAGGCACTTATATAGTAGCACAGGCGTCTGGGGGCGCAAACAGGAGGGTGTCCCGCATTGCGGTACACCCGTTACGAACTTTTCGTAACCCGCGACGCACTCGCCTACGAGAAGACATGAGGACTCTTCCAATGGAAGACTCCGACCGCGCATCTTATGCACTTCAGGTGAATATATCCATGCGCTACAAAACAACAATATCTCGCCGCGACGGCAAGAATTAGCGACTTATAGCTCTGCTTATTTAAGGGCACTATTTCTAACCACCCACCACCGCCATTTGTAGCATTGTTCACCTACGTGCAGCTATGCAGTCCGTTTTTGTCCACATCGGCGCGGCAACTGTAACAGCGAGAGACCCAAACTAGGCTCTCTTATTTAAGGAAATTTTACTTATTTTAAGCTTAAATAATAGATGCTCAAACGACTCTCTCAAGCATGAAACTGATACACCTACTGAATCAACTAAACCCATAATCTATAAGGCTTTTTCAGAAGCTATATTACTTATTATTTAATTGTATAATAAATATAAAAGTATATATAAAGACTATAGAAACCTTAGAAAGAAAGATGGGTCGATCTGAGTGATACAGTGACGCGCATGCATATTCAACGGTCTTTGCGTGGCTATGGTGACCCGTGCTACAATGTCGGCAATTGATAGCTAGAGATTGCGCTAATGTCTGACGTACTCGTCAAGATTGTCAAAGCAGAAGCCGAGCAGCCGCTCGTATATGGCTGGGGTAGCGTGTGCAAGGTACGCGCCGCTGACGGCCAGATGACCGACTACTGGGACACCGACAACGAGAGCTTCCCGGAAGATGTGACAGAGAAGGCGTGGCGAGACTTCATGAAGAACGCCCGCCATATGGACGTCATGCACGACGAGAAGCCTATGGGTAAAGTCGTCTATGCCATGCCGATGACCGAGGAGATCGCCGCGTCGTTCGGCATCCTCGACGCGCTCCAGCAGACCGGAGTGATGGTCGGCGTGGAAGTGACAGACCCCGAGGTACTCGGCAAATTCCGTTCAGGGGAGTATACTGGTTTTTCAATCGGGGGCGCTGCGCGATTCGACGATGCGGTTTGACGGAACAACGCATCCACGTAAAGCCGTGGAACTGAAAATTGGGTACCTTAGCGCCGTCGACATGCCAGCGCATGAAGGTGCGCAAGTTACCATCCTCAAGGCGCGTATGACTACTAAGGAGCCAGACGCCATGCAACCAGTCCTCAAGACTATTTTCAGCCAGGCGCTGGCCGAGAAGCAGTACGAGAAGGTGGTCGACGAGATGCTGTGCCAAGCGTGGGAGATGAGTCTCAACTCTGCTCTGCGCGAGTCAGCGGAAGAGATCGCCAAAGACCCCAACCTCGACGAGCCCGGCAAGCAAGCCGCTCTGCGCGCAGCTGTGGATGAGTACATTGTCCGCCTGCACAGCGCCATGGTCGGCACGCCGGTCACCAAGACACACGAAGACACTGCTAAACAGGAGGCCGACATGGCTGACGAGCAAACCCAGGCCGAGTTGGCCAAGTATAAAGCGCTCTCCGAGCTCTCCGACGTCCAGAAAGCGCACTATGCGACTCTGAGCGAAGCTGAGCAAGTAGAATTCCTCAAAGGCAAGCGTGAAGTACCAGCCGACGAGTCGTTTACCGACGTTGACGGCGCGGTGATCTCCAAGTCCGCTGTCGGCTCCGCAGCGTATCAGGTCATGAAGGCTCAAAACGCCCGTCTGGCCAAGATGCAGGACGATCTGGACATGCAGACCCTGACCAAGCGTGCCGAGGCCGAGCTCAAGCATCTGCCGGGCGAAGTTGTGGCCAAGGCCCGCGTGCTGAAAGCCATCGACAAGATGCCGGAAGCTGAGCGAGCTACCCTCGACCAGATCCTCAAGGCTGCCGATGCTGCCGCCGCTCCGGGCTTCAAGCCTGCCGCTGTGGCTGGTGAAGAGTCCACCGACCCGGCAGACAAGCTGGAGAAGATGGCTAAGCAGCACGCCGCAGACAATAAGGTCAGTTATAGCGCCGCGTATACCGCTGTACTGGCAACCGACGAAGGCAAAGCGCTCTATAAGGAGATGCAATAATGGCTACCGAACAGGTATTGATGTGTGACAACAAACTGGCCGGTGCTGACCTCTCCACCGCCCAGTACAAGATCGTGAAGCTGTCCGGCGCTAACGCCGTGCTGGCTTCCGCTGCTGGCGAGCTGGCCTACGGCGTGCTGCAGAATGCCCCGGTAGCTGGTGATGCTGCTGGTATCGCTATCGGCGGCCGCACCAAGATCCAGCTGGGGGCCACCCTCACCCCGGGCACCAAGTTCTCCACCTCGGCGGCGGGCCTGGCGATTGCAGCCATCTCCACCCATCAGGTGCTCGGCACTATCGTAGAAGGCGGCGCGTCCGGTGAAATCGGTTCTGCCCTGCTCGACCTCAACGGCGTACTCGCTTAAGGAGCTTTGACATGCCGCAACCTACTCACAATCAGGTGCACGTCAACCGCCCGTTGACCAACATCTCCATCGCGTATGTGCAAGACGCCGATATGTTCGCGTATCTTCGCATGTTCCCGGCCGTTCCGGTCGAGAGCAAGTCCGACACCTATTTCATCTTCCGCAAGGGCGATGCGAAGCGTGACGAGCTGCAACCTCGCGCACCGGGCACCGAGTCCGCTGGCTCCGGCTTCAACGTGGACCAAGGCACCTACAACTGCGTGCGCTGGGATAACCACATTGATGTGGCCGACGAGATCCGCGCCAACGCAGACGACCCGCTCGACATGGACATGGCGTCCACCACGACCCTGACCGAGCGTGGCATGATCCGTCAAGAGCGTATCTTCGCCACCAACTACCTGACCACCGGCAAGTGGGGCACCGACTACACCGGCGTGGCGTCTAGCCCTACCGGTCTGCAGTTCATCAAGTGGAGTGACTACACCAACTCCGACCCGGTGAACGACGTGATGAAGGCCCGCACCGCGATCCACAAAGCGACCGGCATGCGCCCGAACAAGCTGTGTCTGGCGCAAGACGTTGCCGACATCCTGGTCGAGCACCCGGATATCATCGCCCGTGTGAACAACGGCCAGACCACCGGCGTCGCGCAGGTTGCTGAGTACGCTGACCTTGCCAAGGTGTTCCGTGTGAAGGAAGTCGTGGTGTCCGGCGCGGTCTACAATAAGGCCAACGAAGGCGCGACCCCCAACATGGACTTCTGTGCCGCTGGCGTGGCGCTGCTGGCCTATGTTGCCGACACCCCGGCCCTGATGACCCCGTCCGCGGGCTACCGCTTCAACTGGCGTCATCTGGCAGGCAACACCGAAGGTCTGCGCATCAAGAAGTTCCGCATGGAAAACCTTGAGTCCGACCGCATCGAGATCGGCCTAGCGACCGACATGAAGCTGGTCGGTGCTGACCTCGGCGCACTGTTCAGCGCGGCCATTGATTAATGCTGGCCCGCCAACCCTTCCATATCGACGAGCCGCTGGTTGTCCGGCGGCACTTCGATGGCTTCCGGCCGGGCGACCCGTTCGACTGGAAAGCTCGGGGTATTAACGTGCGACGGGTCGCAACTCTATTTCGTTCGGGTTATCTGGCGCATGGTGTGGCTGAGCGCGAGCCAGAGCCGGTAGCCGCCGAGCCGGTAGCCGCCGAGCCAGAGCAGACGACCACAGGTGTGGAGTTTGTGCGCAACGGGCCGTGGTACAACGTCGTGTGTGGCGGCGTGGTGCTCAACACGGACGGCGCGTTCAAGGGCCTCAAGGCCGCCCAGGAATGGGCCGAAGCCAACGGCATCAAGTAACAAGGAGGGCCCTACTAGGGCCCTTCTGCTTTGTGGTATACTCCCCCCCAAGCACATCAACTGGCAGACCATCATGGCTTCTCCATCTGACATCGCATTGGTCAAACTGGCCTTCAAGCTGCGCGACGATTTCTCGTTCACCGACGATGAGATAGGCACGCTGCTGGACTCTGGTATGGGTGTCCTCGGCACCATGGTATTCATCTGCGACGCATTTTTAGCCCGGTACACCACAGAGTCCGAGAGCATCAAGGTCGGCCCGATCGCAATTGATTCAAGCGAGGCGTACAAGGCGTGGGACCTGCTCAAGAAAGACCTTATTATCCGGTTCAATAACGGGATCGGAGTGCCTGGCGTCAACCCGATGATGGCGCGACTAGGTATTGCAGGCGCAAGCACCGGCCCAACTGTGCCAGACCAGTTCTGGATTGGCCAGTTCGATAACCCACCCGAGCCGCAGCCATGAGTTACGCGACTCGGATACTTGCAGGCGTGAAGAAGGCGATCGGCAAGACCGGCGAGCCCGTCACGCTCACGCGCAAGGTCTCTACGCTCGACCCGGGCAACCCTACCAAGCCCATCGTGGTCACGACGACTTACACGATGCTTGGGGTTGTGCAGCCTGAGACGAAGTACGACCCCCAGCTGGCCTCAGTGCGCACACGGACAATCTTCATCCCAGACTTGCTGAGCGTGGAGTCGTCTGGCGTTCCGCTCAACACTATCGACAACGTGGTGTGGGTAAGCAAGCAGGGCGATACGGTGGCCGTCGCGGGCATGACCTATAAACTGCTCGTCAACGAGGCTCCGCGCATTAACGGGCGTCAGGTGGCAGCCATCCACGAGGCGGTGGCGCTATGAGCAGCAAGCAGCTAGGCCGCATCTTTGCCGAGCTGGACGAGGCTATCAGCGAGCGTGTGAGCGAGTTTACGCTTGAGCTGCATGGCGAGCTGGTGAGTAATCCTCCTAGTGGAACTCCAATCTCGACGGCGTGGGCCTCAACCAACTGGTGGCCCGCTGTCGGCCAGGCTCCCACAGCTAATGGCGGCCCTGTCGGCGAGCCAAGCAGCCGGGCCGGTGGGCAGTCGGCAGGTGTGGCAGAGGTTGCCAGCTACAAAATTGCCAGCGGCCAACCCTTGTGGGTGAGTAACAACGTGCCGTATATCAGCCGGTTGAATGCGGGATGGTCACAACAGGCGCCCGCCGGGTTTGTCGAACAGGCGATCGAAACCACGCTCAGCAAATTCAGGAATAAGCCGCTATGACCACAATCAACGCAGCACGCGCCGCCATTCTAAACCGCCTCATCAACTCGGGTTTGCTGCCCATCACGAGTATCGACTTTGGCGGAGGCAGTATCGAGACCGAAGGCTTGCCGGCTTCTGGCGTGTGGGCGCGGCCAGTCGTCAAGTTTGCAGGCGGCGGGGTGGATAGTCTGGGCGGCGAGGACGTGGCGACGCGCCGGGTGCGCAGCGGCACGTGCATAATCCAGGTCTTTGCGGAAGTCGGGCTGGGCGAGTTTGCCGCCGATGAGCTGGCTGACAGCATATTGAGGCTCTACGAGGGGCGTGCGGATCGGCCAGTGTATTATCGAGACTGCTATCTGCAAGACGTGGGGAGAGACGACGGGTGGTGGCAAAAGAACGTGGTTATTGGATTCGATTTTGATGTGGTTTGTGCTTGACGCCGCTGCGCATATGAGAGATATTTATCTTGCAAACACACACCATCTCGGAGAAATCATGGAAATCAACGTAAAGAAAATCGCGGCATATTGCGTAGGCGCACTAGTCGCGGTGTGGCTAGTGCTTAACGTGTTCACTGTCGTAAGTGCGGGCACGTCTAAGGTGCAGACTACATTCGGGACAGTTAACCCGAAACACTTTGGTGAGGGTATTCATTTTCCGGTAAACCCTTTCTCCAGCTTCGATACGTTCGATACTCGCAACCAGCGGTACGAGATCGAGAAGCTTAACATCCCAACACAAGACAGGTTCAACTCCAGCGGCAACGTGACTGTTCTTTATCGGATCGAGGACTCTAAAACACCGTACATCAAGCAAAATTATGGCACGGCTGACGAGTTCATCGATAAGACCATGCGCCAGCACCTACGGTCTATAGTTCGTGATGAAGGGCGGAAGGTGAAGGACTCTCGCGGGCTGGCACAATCTGACGTCATGACAGTTCTTCAAGACTCCACTAAAAAGCGTCTGTCAGATGGGCTTGACGGTACCGGCATCGACGTGCAGGACGTGCTGATTCAAGACATTGAGTTCGACCCACGTATCGCTGACCAGATTTTGGCCACGCAGCAGCGGATCCAACGAGAAGAAGCAGAATCTTCACAGCTCCGCATCATTGAAACACAGGCGAAGCAAGCGGTAGCGCAGGCCGAAGGTGAGGCAGGTAAACGGATGGAGCAGGCCAAAGCCGATGCGTATGCCGTGGAAGCGGCAGCAAAGGCGCAGGCTTTGTCAGTACGTGAAGCTGCGGATGCGGAACGGTATCAACTCGAACAGAAGGCGGTTGGTAATAAGGCACTTCAAGCGTCACTCACTGGGGAGATCCTCAAATTGAGAGAACTGGAAGTGAGACAGGTGGAAGCTGGTAAGGGCTGGGATGGGTCGGTCCCCACTACCGTCACTGTTCTTGGAGAAGGTCAGCAGCCACTGTTCTTGAAGAACATGAAATAATCTACACCACACCACCACCTAGCCCGCCCAGTGCGGGCTTTTTATCACCTGTGGTATACTGTGCGGGCATGCAAAATTCAGGAGACTTTACGCCATGGCACAATTACCCGTTTGCTCGGTGACTAACGCCGCAGACACGAACGCAGTATCCCTTTCCGTCGCAAGGGTCTGCGAGCCCGCAGCCGACACCCTCTGGAAGTACCTCCAGCCCAACGAAATCAGCTCGTTTTCCGCCGAGCTGACTACTGTCGCCCGCGACCCTATCAGCCTTGACCGCATGGCCCGCAAGGGAACCATCACCGGTCTTGCTGCCAGCCCGGCCTTCACGTCTGACAATTTTATGGACCTCGTGCGCTACTTTGGAGACGCGCAGTTGTACTCTACGTGGAAAGGCCAGCCAGTATTCGGCAAGTTGCCCACCGCCGCCACCGCGACCGGGTATACCGTGCCGACTGGCGCGATTGTGGCCGCTGGCACGCTGGTCTATGCGGCTGGCTGGTCAACTCCAGGTAACAACGGCCTGAAAGTCGTGACGTCTGGCAGCACCGCGACGGAAATCAAAGTAGCTGGCCTGACCGCCGAGACCGCTCCGGCTTCCGCCGTGCTGCATATCGTGGGCGTACAGGCTACCACTGGTGACCTTGTAGTCGATGCAGACGGCAATCTGACCAGCACCACGCTGGACTTTACCACGCTCGGCCTGACTGTTGGCCAGTGGGTTCATGTCGGCGGCATAGGCGCGGCTAACCAGTTCGCCAACGCGGACAACTACGGTCTGGCTCGTGTGGACGCGATCGCCACCAACAAGCTCTCCCTCAGCCAGCGCGAGCAGGCGTACACCGCTGATACCGGCACCGGCAAGACCATCCACCTGTATTTTGGGTCGTTTGTGCGCAACGTGCCGGTCGATAGCCCAGACTTCCAGCGTGTACGTCACACACTCGAAGCCCGCTACAATACCAGCCCAGTGCTGTACGAGTATGCCCGCGATGCCTACTGCAACACCATGGCGCTTGGCTTCCCGCTGGAAGACAAAGCGACCCTGGAGTTCGGCATGGTCGCCAAGGACATCGAGGCGCCTACCAGCACTCGCAAACTGGGCGCCAGCTGGACTGACATGGTGCAGTCCGAGGCGTTCAACACGGCGGCTGACTTCATGCGCTTGCGTGTGGCGGGCATCGACGAGATGGGATATGACACGTACTTCAAGGACACCACCGTCACGATCGACAACGGCGTAACCCCCGAGGTCGTGCTGGGCAACTTGGGCACGGCGTTCATCAACCTCGGAAACCTGGCAGTTACCATCGAGACCGAGACGGTAATGGTCAACGGCGCGGTCTTGGCGGCTATCCGCAACAACACCACGGTCTCGCTGGCGATGGGTCTGCGCAATAACGACGGCGGGTTCGTTGTGGACATCCCGAGCATGACGATGGGAGACGGCACTAAAGCGCTCAACCGGAACGAGAAGGTGAAGGTCACAGTGGCCTGCACGGCCTTTAAGGATCCAGTGCTGGGCTACGCTTGCGGTATCTCGGTATTTGGGTACTTGCCGCCCGCGGAGTGATGCGCGGCAGGTAGACTGGAAGCCTCGCATCTGCGGGGCTTTTTATTTGTTGCTTGCACTCCCGCCCAGCTCGTGTAATATTAATATCACTACCAGCCCAGCAGGGCGGTGGCGCAGATAACCCCCTGCAGTGTGGTAAGACGCCGGGCGGGGCTAGGCGGTTGCAAACGCTCCCTGAGAGTTCCTCGGCCTGTAGTATTGGGCTTGTCGAGACCACACGGACACTGGGAAAGACTAGCGGATGCTCCACGATACGGAGCACATAATAAGAGCAGTGCTTGGTGTGGTGATTTGCAAGCTCGCCGTCGTTAGCTCCACGAAATGGGGCGCACAACTGAGGTTGCACTGAATGGGCTTCACCGCGAGCGGTTCGAAACGCGCCTTAGAATTACGCGGAGCAGTGCAACCCCAGTTGTGGTGGATGCGGCAGCCAAGCCGCGAGGGTGGGAAACTGCGATAGCGCATAATGCCGGCACGTTTACGTGCTGTAATTTGGGAAATAGCGCGCCCAGGGCGGCCGACTTGATAAGGGCGGTCTGGCAGAAAGCAAGCGAGAGATTGGCACTCGCCATCACAACAAGCATGACGGCCCGCAGATGTGTAAGACCGCCTACTCACGCCGTTCAACGGTAGGCGCCGGATAAAGGTAACCGGCTCACAACTGAGGTTGCATTGGTTAAGGTTACCTCTAATATGCTAGGCAGGTTCGAGTCCTGATTGTTGCAAGGTGCGGGCAGAATTGAGTCGCGTTCGATTCGTGGCAGTGCAACCCCAGTTGTGGAAGATTGGCAGAGTGGCAATGCAGCTGGTTGCTAACCAGTAGGACCGAAAGGTTCCGTGGGTTCGATGCCCACATCTTCCTCCAATTAAAGGCCCCGTAGCTCAATTGGCAGAGCAACCGACTCATAATCGGCTGGTTGCCGGTTCGAGTCCTGTTGTGGGCCACCAGATAAAGCCGCACGACGATGTGGTAAAGTCCTCGTGTCGTTAGCTCTTCCTCAAGGTACATAGCGAGCGGGGCACAGAATCTCCACCCGTCAGGAGGTGACCCGCTGTAAACCGGCGCCTAGCCGCAAGCAGCCTATCTCGCCCACCGGGGCGTCATCCGGCCAGCGGCACACCACCGAGAGGCGTAGTGTTGCTACCCACACTAACCATCGAGGCGACAATGAATATCTCCAAACTCACCAAGGCGCTCAGCCCGGCAAATCTGGCCGAGACCTGCGAGATTACTATCTCCCCTGCTTTTTCGATCACTATTCACCACGTATCTGCCATCAACCAGAGCTACAACGCAGCCACTGCCAAGTTTGCGCTGGTCAACCCGCAGCACCCGCTGTTTACTGACTTCGCTTCGTTCTGGCCAGACCTCGCTGGCGCCAAGGTCACGCCCTACACGCTGCAATTCCTGGCGCATGTGGTAGTGGCTGACTGGATGCTACTGGAAGACCCTCAGCCTGCATTAGACGAGGAAGGCAACCCCCTACTGCGTGAAGGAGGAATGCCAGCTATGGAAGACCCTGTGGCTGTGCCCTATAGCCCCGAAGCCTTTATCGAGCTGATGACGGGTGATGACCAGTTCCAGCGGTCAATCCCCACCAAGCTCCTGCAGGCGTGCCTTGCGCCCAGCACCTTCAAAGTAGACCTGATCGTAAAGAGCTAAAGGCCGTCGCCGATTGGCGTCAAACCAACAAGGGCGACTCACTCGATTGGGTCGCCCAGTCTGCCAAGGCTCGCGGCCGGCCTGTCCCTGAGATAGTGCAGAAGCGGCCAGAAGTGCCGCAACAATACCTCTGGTTCTGGACGGCTTATTGGGATTTGTGCACCGAGCGCCAGCCAGGCGGCTTGATACCCATGAGCAAAGTCCGAGAGTACGCCCACCTGCACGGCATGCCTTACACTGTGCTGCGCGGTGTCGTGCAGGGTATGGAGTCGTGATATACTGACGCCATTGTGAAATAGAGCGAGACAACGGCGTGGGTAGTTCATACGGGATCGACATTCAGGTAAATCCGCAAGGCGCCGTCTCCGGTTCCCGTACTGCCAAGCGCAGCCTGCAAGAAATCGAGCAAGCTGCCGATAAGGCGCAAGGGTCTGTCAGCGGGGTAGCTGGCGAGCTTGCAGGTATGGCGATTGAAGCCGCCGCAGGCGTGGCCCCGGTGGCTGCTCTTGCGGCAGCCGTGCGCACATCAATTCAAGCCAACCGTCAATTCGAGAAATCCCTTTCCGACCTGAGCGCCATTACTGGTGCAACAGGCGACCAGCTCGCGTACCTCAAAGCACAAGCGCAGGACATCGGCGCGACCACATCCCTATCAGCCAGCCAAGCTGCCGAGGCTTTCAAGCTGATCGCCTCTGCCAAGCCTGACCTGCTCGAATCGTCCACTGCCCTGAATGAAGTGACTCGCGCAGCCGTGACCTTGGCGGAAGCGGCAGGAACCTCATTGCCAGATGCTGCCAATACGCTAGGCTCGGCGCTTAACCAGTTTGGAGCCGGAGCGGAAGAGGCCACTCGTTATATCAACGTGTTGGCGGCGGGTGCCAAGTTCGGCGCAGCAGAAGTCGATCAGGTAGCGGAGTCCCTCAAGAATGCGGGCGTGTCGGCTGCCAGTGCAGGAGTAAGCTTTGAAGAGACCAACGCGGCCATTCAAGCTCTCGCAGCCGTGTCCATCAAAGGCGGAGAAGCCGGTACCGCACTACGTAACATCGTCCTCAAGCTCGAGACGGACGTAGACCAGAAGCTCCGCCCGTCCGTTGTGGGCTTGGCGGGTGCATTGGAAGAGCTGGCCAAGCGCAATGAGGACACAGCCGCCCTTACCAAGCGTTTCGGGCTCGAAAACATCAACGCGGCCCAAGCGCTGCTGACTAACGTCGATAGTGTTAAGGAGCTGACTGCCCAGCTGACCGGCACTAACACCGCCATGGAGCAGGCAGCCACCCGCACCAATAACCTTGACGGCGACATCAAGCAGCTCAGCTCTGCGGCGGAAGCCCTCGCACTGTCGCTCGGTGAGAAGCTAAACCCTGCGGTGCGTGCCATCACGCAGGCTATGACCATCTCGTCCACGGCAGCTGCTAACTGGCTCGACTCCATCAGCGACATGCCCACAACTGTGGACGGAGCGACGCTCAAGCTGGCTGGCCTCTACGAGGAGATGGCGAGTCTCCGAGACGCCGCGCAGAAACTCAGGACTGACGGTAGCGGGCTGTTTGGGCCGAGTGGCATCGACATCAAGAAGGCCGAAGAGTACGAGGCGCAGCTCGCAGTGCTTCAAACCCAATCGGCTAAATTGTCCGAGCGGTTGCTTAAACTTAAAGGCAGTGGGTTTGGCGGCACTCCAGACGCACCAGCTGCCAAACCCAAGGCACCCACAGTTGCTGCCATACCGACGACCAGCGCAGAGGGCCAGAAAGCCCTTGAAGCCCTCAAGCAGCAAGCCGAGCTGGCCAAGCTGTCAGGAGAGGCTCGCGCCAGGCTGACCGCCATCCAGAAGTTAGGAGCATCAGCCACAGCGGAAGAGAAGGCCGAAGCTGAGCGACTGGCGACTGAGATTTACCGGCTCGACGAGGCGCAGAAATCGGCCACCAAGTCTGCCAGCGAGCAGGCCAAGAGCGCCGAAGAGGTTAAGCGCCAGCAAGAAGCCAACGCAGACACCGTGGCCAAGCTGCGGGAAGAGTTGAATCAAGCCGCGCTGTCTGGCAGCGAGTTGGCGCAGCGTCAAGCCGAGCTTACCCTCAACTCGTATGCCACGCCCGAGCAGGTCCAGCAGGTGCGCGACCTCGCGGCGGCTATCAGTGACCTCGAGGCCAAGAAGAAAGCCGAACAGGAATTCACGCAACTCAGTCAGCAGTTTGAAGACCCTATCGCCAAGCTGGAGCGTGAACGCGCCGAGCGACTGGCTATCATCCAGACCTACGAGCAGTTGGAGACAGACAGCCACGCGCAGGCCGAAGCGGCCCGCGCTGAGGTAGAGAACCGGTACAACCAGCAGCGTATGGCTGCTATGGAAGAGATGTACCGCCAGCAGTCGTGGGGCAACGAACTGGTGATGGACTCCATAGACGCGCTAGGCGCAGCTAGCACTAACGTTATCTCCGGCCTGCTGTCCGGCACCATGAGCGTCAAGGACGCCATGCAGCAATTCGCCAACATCATCCTGAACAGCGTGGTAGGGGCGTTTGTTGACCTTGGCGTCGAGTACATTAAGAACCAGGTTCTGGCTAGCACCGCGCAGGCAACCCAGCTCGCCATGGCGGCCGCCACCGGCCCAGCGATCGCAGCAGCCTACGCCCCCGCCGCCGCCATGGCCTCTCTCGCCAGTTTTGGTGCCAACGCGGCTCCGGCGACGGCAGGCATCACTTCAACTGTGGCCGCGTCGAGCGCCTTGGCGCTGGCTGGCTTCAAGGATGGCGGCTTTACCGGCAACATGGGCACGTCTCAGGTAGCCGGGGTGGTACACGGTCAAGAGTACGTCATGAACGCTGAGGCCACGCGTCGTATCGGTGTCGGAAACTTGGAGCGTATGTCGTCGGGTGGCAGTATGGGTGGCGTGAACATCACCGTCGAGAATAACGCCCCGGGGGTGCGGGTGAGCGCCGAGCAGCTGACAGAAACCGATGTGCGTATCATCGTGAGCGAGGAGCTTGAGTCCCAATTGCCCGGCCGCATGACAGCCGAGCTGGCCGACCCGTACTCTGACAGCCGCGCCGTGCTGAGCAGCAACTACAATATCCAGAGGAACACCGTCCGATGAGCGAGACACTCCCACGGCTTATCTACGCCGGAAAGCCAGTGCGGCCAGTACAGGCGGGCTACACGACTCGTGACCCATACGGCGCGGTCGTGACGAACACCCCGGGCGGGCTGTCCCGGGTGGCAACAGACCACTTGGCTGGCGTGTACGAAGTGTCGGCCACATACCAGTTGTCCGCTGTGGAGTACCTGTGGTGGGGGGCCTTCTACCACACCACGCTCAAAGAGGGCTCCATGCCGTTCATCGCCGAGCTGGCCCTCGACACACCTGTTATCCAAGAGTACGTGTGCCAAATCGTCGCGCAACCCAGCAAGCCCCGCAATCTCGGGTTCTACACGGAGGTAACACTCACGCTGGAAGCCGAGCCGATTATCGACGATGCGTATAATGACGTAGTGGTTGATATCATCGGTGGGGGTTATGGCGACGAGACCGCCGCGATGCTCAATCTTCTTGATCTTTACGCCAATACTTGGTGCCCGGAGTATCTCAATGACGCCTGAATTTCGTGACATGCTGATTAACCGCCCCCGCGGCATAGCGCTTCTGGAAGTCCTTGAGCTCTCGCACCCCAGCTTCTCGCAGACGTACTATCTGCTGCGCAACTACGTACGCAACGGCCTGCTCGACATCACGCTGGAGACCGGCCAGACCGTGACGGCGCAGTATGTGCCTAGCAAGATCCAGTGGGCGAGCAGCAAGACCAACATGGACCAAGTCCACAACGTCACGATCCAAGACCTGAACGACATTGTGCAGGCCGAGGAGTCACGTGTGGCGTTGGATGACGACACGCCCATTAGCTGCAAGATCCGGTCGTACCGGTCGGACGACCTAACGCAACCGGCAGACGGCCCAATCGAGCTTGAGGTATCCAGCATCGACTACGACAAACGGGGCTGCACGTTTACCGCCAGCCCGCCAAACGCCAACGAGACCGGTACTGGTGAGCGCTACACGGTCGAGCGGTTCCCTATGCTGCGGGGCTTTACTCAGACGTCATGACGATCGGCCAGCGGTACGACCCAGATACTTACAACTGCGTGGACTTCGCGTGGGAGCTTCTCGGCCCTACCGCGCCGGACGTCTCGCAGTGCAAGACCGTGCCGGGGTTCTTCCGCACGCTCCGCAAGCACTGGCAGCCGGCATCATGGCCGCCTGCCGAGAATGACCTTGTAGTTATGGTGTCGTGCCGACAGTGGCACCTAGGGGTATGGCGAGCTGGGAGGGTGTGGCATTGCTTAGACCAAGCCCAAGCGACCGATTATGGTACAATCAAGGCCATGTATCCACGTGTGGAATTCTACCGCCATGTTTCAGACAACCGTCAGGCTCTACGACGACCCGACCCAGCCTCCGACAATTGATGCTTACCGCGGCACGATCAGCCAGTACATAGCGCACCGCTGGCCAGCGGGTATCCCATCGGCTGACTTCATGGTATTCAAAGGCCACATGAGCCTCGCCTCTGTCTGCTCGCTGGACACCCCGGAAGACTGGGCGGACTGCGACGGCGAGTTCTCCATATCGCTTAAAGCTCCACCAGCTGGTTTTGTGGCGCCATTCATCCCATACATCATCGGAGCCGTGGTAGCCGTGGTGGCGGCTTTTGTGCTGCAGCCAGCCATTCCAGCTGTCAACGCCAATGGCCGCGCCCAGCAGTCCCCTAACAACAGCCTGGAGCAGCGCAGCAATACCCCACGGGTCAACCAGCGTGTGAACGACATATTCGGTGACGAGCGCTGCACGTTTGACCTGCTCAGCGTCCCGATCAGCGAGTTTGTCGACAACAAGGAATTCGAGAGCTTCTACGCCAGTATCGGGCGAGGCCAGTACGACATCCTTGACTTTCGAGATGGCACTACCCCCCTGAGCAGCATTCAAGGGGCGGCTGCCAGCGTGTTCGGGCCTTTCACATCCCCTAACTCTGGAGACGCTCCGGTCTATACGGTTGGTGGCGGGGTGACTGGAAGGTTGATGACCGCGGCCCGCGTGAACTCTGTAGACGGTCAATCTCTCGACGCCCCTAACCAGGAGGCGGTGAGCTTTACTGGGGCTACTGCCACTATTGGCGGCGTGATCACAATGCCGGGTGATTTTACCGGTGACCTTTCCACTATTTTTGATGCTGGTGACATCCTCACGCTTACCGATGCGTGGTTTATTGAGGACCAGCCGGACCCAGCCCCGTCGACTGATTATTTTGCCCGTGGGGTGTCCGGAGACTACGAGGTGACGTCTGTCACTAGCAACACAATCGCCCTGAATATAACCGGAGCGTCTAATTGGGAGTTTGCTGGCCTGTTTGAGCCGCAGCTGTGGTACGCGCTGCTGGACACTTTTGGGGAGGGGGCTACGGTACGCCTAGTTAACCCCGGGTTCGGGTGGAGGGACTATAACCAAGCAGCGCAAATATCCAACCCGAGCACATTGGCAGTCGGCCCGTTCGTCGTGCTGGACAACGAGGTAAACGTGTTCCGGTACAACATAGTGGCCTTGAATGGGTTGTATCGTGATGACGGGACCGTGTACCCGATGACGGTAGACCTCGAGCTCACTATCGAGCGTCTCGACTCTAGTGGCACTCCTACTGGAGACATCGCGCCTCCATACACCATCACCCTCACCGGCAGTCAACGCGATACCGTGGCCACAACCACCAATATCGACAACCCGTTTCTTGGGTGGGGAACGCAGCACACCATGCGCCGCATCACAGATAGACCTAGCACCGATGGACAGAACGTGAGCGACGAGATCAAATGGCGTGACTTCTTCACCTTCAGGGATGACGTGCCGGAACAGTTCGGGGATATCACTACGGCCTACGTGCGGATCCGTGCCACTGACTCCGCACTCCGGGTCAAAGAGCGTGTGGCCAACGCCCGAGTAGTGCGGCTAATACCCGCACTCGGTCAGGCATGGAGTACCACGCTGTATCCGCTCAAGGACTTTGCCAGTATCGCCAGCGCGATCGCCCGCGACCCTCGCATAGGAAGGTTGCCAGCGCCGGCCTTTGATGAGCAGGTCTGGGAGCTAGAGCGCGACCGGCTGATCGCTTATTTCGGAGATAGCGGCATGGCCGAATGCGCCCACACCTTTGACGACACCAACATCACGTTCGAGGAGTCGATCCAGCTTGTGGCTTCGGCCTGCTTCTGCCAAGCGTACCGTCAGGGGTCGGTTGTGCGGGTGCTGGCAGACTTGCCGCAGGCCGTCAGTACCGCGCTATACTGCCATCGCAATAAGCACCCAGGTAGTGACAAACGCAGCAGACGATTCACCACCGAGAAGAGACAGGATGGTGTGGAGTTGAGCTACAAGAGCCGGACGACGGACGCCATGGAGACCTACACGCTTGGCATTGACGGAGCCGTACCTAGCAACGCCAAGGAAATCGAGGTGCAAGGTATCCGGACGCTAAAACAGGCAGTAATCCACGCCCGCCGTCGCGTTAATCGCCTCAAGTACCAGCGTGTTACCGTGGAATTTGACGCCCTGAGCGAGGCCCGGCTGCTGGTCCCGACCAGTCGTATCGATGTGGTGAACAACACGCGGTATGGCACGATGGACGGGGAAGTTACCGGGCAAGAAGGACTCGTGCTCAAGGTATCACAACCGGTCGGTATGACCGAGTCCCCCCATAGCGTCATACTCACTCGCCAAGATGGGTCGATAGAGAGCATACCTGTCGTGGCGGCTAGTGGTCGAGAGTTGACGCTCAGTCGCGTGCCCAGCGAGACGGTGTACTCCGGGTACCTCAGGGCTCGCACTCGATTTGCATTCGGCCCAGACGCCGAGGGAGACAAACTGGCAATACGCGTGGAGTCGGTGCAGCCAGACAGTATCGACAAGATTAGAGTTCAGGGTGTGAATTACAGCGATGGGTATTTTGAAGGTGATTTGCAGCCGATAACGTAAAGAGAAAGCCCCTCATTGAGGGGCTTTCGTTACTAGTTAAACGTAGGTTTAATACTGTAATTAATAAATGCAGAATACATTTTCATGTTAGGTAGTTTTGACGTGACCGGTATCGATACTGTGATAATTCCTACAGTTACATCAACCGACGTATCATATGACTTAATTTCCACTCCGTATTCACCGACTGCCACTCCACTCCCAGAGGCCCCTGTCTGCACTATTGAGTTATTTTTATACAAGTCAACAGTTATGACCCCTCCGTTATTTCTTACATTAAGAACAGCTGACCCTCCTTTATCTGAAAGGTACACCCCAGTCGAATCGATATTAGCTTTGAACACCATGGTGTCACCCGCGTCAACCACTGAACTTGTGCCGGAGTCAACTTGGGCTTGAGGGCCTGTGAACGACTGATCCTTTAACTCAGGTAATGCAATACCGCCAAACGCGAATGACGAACCGAGCCCTGTTGTAACCATGTCGAACAGCACACCAATCACATGCAACCCAGCCAATTTTCTGCCATAAAATTTACAGTCAGAATCCCAGTCAAGTGATGACTGGTTGCCAAATTGCTTTTGCTGGTAGTATGAACCTGATGACTCTCCATTATCCAGCACTGCGCAATTAGCAGCATCGTTCCACTGTAGCCCCCAGATAGAAAAGCACTTGATAGCATCACCAAATATTACAGGGTAGTTTACGCCTTGCGCTACACCAGATGTAGGCCTAGCAGCTGTAAGTAACTGCCCACCGCGAGATGGCTGCGTTTGAATCATTCTGTTTAATGTGAGGTTGTCAAAATATGACACATTGGTCAGAGTTGAAAAATCACCTGGTTTGGATATCGTTGCGCTAGAGATGAACGGTACCGCAAGGTTGAACCCGCACTGCCGGTACACAAATGATGCGGGGTGAACTCCATCTGGATACATCTCTTCTGGCCTGAAATATTTAAATGACTTGGTCATCAGATCGTACGTGTCAACGAGGTCTATGCCCATCTTCCTGGCTACGTCACGCATAACACGGACATAGCTAAGTAGTCGTTTGTTTTTAGCCTCGGTAGTAATGAGTATGGGCGGGCATGGGTTTGGTGTTTCTAGCACAGGGACCTTGCCATTGATGCGGCAAAGCCGGACAAACTCCACAAGGTCTAACCTGTACTGGTCTATGCTCAGGTCGTCTTGAGAGTTGTTTATACCGTGGTTGCAGATTATTACGTGCGCATTCTGGTCTACACCGCCTGGTGATATTTTTGACTCAAACGTGCTACCAGAACCGTCCGTACCTGACATCATCCCGCGTAGATTAGACCCTGATATGCCGCGATTGTTGACTGTGAGGGAAACCCCGTAAATAAGGTTCAGTGCAAGCTGTAACTTTGATGGCGGGTTGTTCGGGTCTTGAGCTGGGCCTGAATTCGTCACCTGCCCGTACATTGTAGAGTCACCGTAGCACGATATGATAGGGGACCCGCCGTCTGACAACATTTTGGCTATGTGTGCCGCTGTTTTGTTAGTGTCTCCCTGTATATATTCCAGATAATCAACACGCGAATCGAGAGCAGACAAGTCTGATTGCTTCGCTGCACCATTAACCAAGTCAACACCGCCCGGAGCTGCCAATGACGCTAGCACCCTCGTGTAAGCGCTAGCATCCCCCACATCAAGCCACCCAGTCGGCCCGATACCGCCGGTAGAGGCGGGTGTGCTAGTCGGAGGCACTACTTTGCCGCCAATAGGGATGGCTCCTAGCCACACATAGACCGAACCGCCAACTTCTAGCACTCCCTGGTTGCGCTTGGTGACAGTGCAGCCGACGGTAAAGTCACCGATACGCTCGATACCGAGAGCTTTAAGACGGCCAGCAAGGGTGTCGGTCTGGCCACCCGTACGAGTTTGCCATGTGTCGATCTCGACGCCGGTATCAGGGTCTTTGCTATTGCTGACTGCGCTGACAGTGCGAAGATCTTTCTCGGCATCATAAAAATTCTGTTTAGTGGGGAATTGATCGGCCATGTCGGCAAACTCCGGTTGTGATATTATGCGCAGTGTACCACAATCGGAGATATGACTCATGGCCAAAGCCCCTACTACCAATGCGAAACCTAAGCCCAAAAAGCCTGCTGTGCCTATTGCTCGCGGCAAATATGGCGGCAATACCCCTAGCGGTAAGCCTAAGTGACGAGGCGGCATGGTACTTTGAAGACATCAAGCAGCGCGGCACCATAGCCGCGCTGGCTTGGTGCGTAACGATGCTGTGCTCATACCGCCAACTGCCCCTCAAATGCCTCTCCGCTCTCACCGCCTGCTATTTCACTGCCGACGTCGCCACTTGGCCTGTGTGGATGTGGTGGCCCGCTGTGTACGATATCACCCCTTGGTTTACTACTATCACAGCAGCTAGTCTTGCCGTCTGGTATTACCGCCGGTCATACCGCTGGCCGAGCGACCAGGTCTGCACAGGGTGGGTGTACGTGGTGCGCCGCAAGCCACGCAGCCCTCAAGACCTGCTGCTCGCTATGACAGGGCGCCAGCCACTCGGGGGTGTAAGCGTCATGGTAGACGGACAGGTATGGGGGTTTCATCACGGCATATTGACGTGCCGCTCAGGTATCCCAGATGGGTCAAAATATGTCATAATGCGGACTAAACGAGCCGACGAGGCCACCCTTTCCGCATTGAAAGCCCTGGAGGGCTCCCGATGGTCCCTAATCCACAATTGCATGACCGCACTGTTGCCCGTGGCGGTAGTCAAGTAGACCCATATGAGATGGGGCAAATCGTAGCGCAGCAAGCACACTTAACAGCCGCCGTACACGACTTGGCGAAGGCGGTTCAGAAGCAAACAGACGCCGTGTTCGGCATCCAGCGAGATATGAGCGAGCTCAAAGACGGCCTCAAGCACGCCAACAACGATATCCGAATTCTGACCGAGAAGGCTGTCACGATGGATGCCGTGGACGCCCGGCTCCGCAAGTTAGGACTCGACCCCATGGATGCCGAGAAGCACCGCGCCAACCAAGAATTCCTCACCCGCCGCCGCCACACCCTCGAGGAACAAACCGGACTTAAGCGTCACGTGCGCAATGGCGTAGCTCTAGCCGTGGCTGTTGCTCTGGTATTCTGGGCGGCGGGGGTATTCAAAGAGGATATGATAAAAGCCGTCCAGTCCGCGGAGGTGCGCAATGCTAAGTGAATGGTGCGATCGCATGTGGGCACAGACGCAAGAGCTGGCTTATCTTGAGCTAGCGCAATTCTGGAGAGGTAAAGGGCTATGACCCGTAATAAACTGGCCGGCAGCCTGCTGGCCGCCGCCATGGCGCTAGGCGCTGGGTTTGAGGGCGTGCGCTACGTGGCCTATCAGGACGTCGGCAACGTGTGGACTTACTGCTACGGCGAGACGCTGGGCGTCAAGAAGGGAGACACGGCCACACCCGAGCAGTGCAAATCACAACTGATCGCCAGCTTGCTCCGGCATAACAAGCCCTTCGAGAGCTTGCCGCGCCAGTTGCCGGACCGCGTACACCTAGCCGCGCTGGACTTCTGCTATAACGTGGGGGTCGGTGCGTGTACTAACAGCACGCTCTGGCGTCACCTACAGACGGGCCGATACGACGAAGCATGCCAGCAGTTTACCCGCTGGAAGTACGCAGCCGGGCAGGATTGCAGCGCCAAGGGCAGCCAGTGCCGAGGCGTGTGGGTTCGCCGCCAGCTAGAGCGCGACATCTGCACGGGTGCCGTGAGCATCGAGGAGGCCGTGACGCGGCTTGGCGGTAAACTCGAGGCACCAGACGGTGCTAAGGATAAGATGTGAGCAAATACAAAGAGAGACCTTTTAACTACAACCTCAAACGGATGCAACGTCTGGTGGAAGACGCTAAGACAAATAGCCGAAGGGTTCCTAAAGACCTCAAAACTGCGGAAGAGATACTCGAATGGATGCTGAAGCAATGAGTTTTGACTTAGACAAGATGCGTAAGGCTGTAGAAAGCCCAACCACCTATAAACCGGCTGGTGTGAGTCCTCGAGAGTGGTTATTGAGTGACGAGGCTACGCCAGATGATTAAACTGATCGACAACTGGCGACTCGCCCACAAGTTCACATCGATGCAGCTGATGGCCTTCGCGGGACTTTGCGACATCGTGCTGACAGCCGTGGTAATTATCGACCAGCGCTTCCCGTTCGACCCGCTGTGGTATGTGCTGGCGCGGCTGGCTCTGACCGGTGTGAGCATGGGCGCTCGCCTTGTGGCGCAGCAGGCCACCAAGCCATGATACCATGGTGGGTCAGACTGGCATCCGTGGCGGCTCTGATGGCCGGCAGCTACTACATGGGGTATAGCCGCGCTTCGACCAGCGAGCAGCTAGACGTGGCCACGCGGGCTAATGACCTGTGGGTCGAGCGGTCGGTGCTGACTGGCAAGCTGGCGGAGTCAGACCGCAAGCTGGCGGAGTCCCAGGCGCTGGTAATGCAGGGTATGGGCGTGCAGGTGATTAAGCGAGAGGTGATTTACCGTGACAAGATTAAGGACCCTGCTGTGCGCGACTGCGTGGCTGATAGCGGGCTGCTCAACCTCTACGACGCCTCCCTTGGACTTGACAAGCCCACCGAGTGACTTGCTGGTCGCTCCGGCTCCGCTCATGGCCACGGATTGCGACCCAGAAAAAGCCCCGTCGGCTATGAGGCACAACGGGGCTGTATTATTGGGCGACCGTGACAGGCTTATTCGCTGGCAGGCTTGGTGGGCGGGTCAGTCTCGCGAGCGGCTTTGAGGTCGTCTATATTCTTCTGGTGGTTTATCGTCATCCCTTTCGTAAGTATGTCAATGCGACTCTGCTTGATGTGGGAGCGCAGCACGAGTGGCGATATTACGAAGGCTACAGGAAGAAACACAGCGGCGACCCAGTTCCTCACGTCATACCATTCGTTGATGCAGTCAGCAACGCAACGAGATGCGTGGTCTGTCATAGCATACCGCCATTCACGAAACCAAAATTTGAACCCGAAACTCGCAAATTCTTCTTCTGTTATCTTGCGGAACCATATGCTCATGGTCAGTCCTTCTTGTCTAGTTGACTCTTAACCCACTCGCCCAGCGTCCACGGCCAGATCACCAAGCTCGACCAGAGCGGAGCGTCAGTGAGCGCCACGGTAAAAATCCATCCTATTAGCCACAGTGTCATGGTTAGTCCTTATAGTCCATTGAGCATCTGCTTGAATTCAGCTATCCGCTTGGCCTGTTGCTTACGTTGAGACGGCGTTAAGCTTTCTTGCTGCTTCTCATACTCTTGTCGGTTGCGGATGCCTAGCAGCAGAGTGGAAACAGGAACTCCTTTGCCAAATCGGACTCCGGGCTCGAGTAGCACGCTGCACGGCAGCCGATCACCTTCTAGGGCTCCCGCACGCTTTCGCCAATAGCACACGTCGCACAGGTCGGGGTCAGACCCGTCCCGTCCGTGACAGTGATGGTTTATGGCGTAGCTGCCACAGTCGCATTGTTTGCTCATGGTCAGTCCTTATAGTCCAGTTTGTCCAGTGTAGCCGCTGGTGAGCCGTAAGGGGCCCAGATGCCAGGCGCTACCTCTACTTTAAACAGGTCAGACACGCTGACCTCTTGCCCATGCACTTTGGCGTTATAGGCAAATACCGTGGGCGTGACGATGCCCTTGCTGATGTCTTGCGGCGCGGGGCCGCCGAGTAGTGGCAGCAAGTCGGTAAGCTGCTCCCGGCTGCACTCCAGATAGGCGACCCGACCGGTCAGCTGGCCGTCTTTGTGTTCTGCTAGTGTGATCATTTCTTCCTCTCGCCAGTGTGGGCAATTAGCGTCAAGCCAAGACGCAGCATCAACCGTAGGATGCCACGTCTTGACATACTCGAGCAGCCGGTCAGCCTTGGATGCCACGGATAATATCCCACAGTCTGGCCGCATAGCGGGGGTGGTCGAGAGTGCCGAACAGACAGTACACACTCCATCCGGTGGCCTCTACCACATCCTCCAGAAGTTGGCCGCGCAGAACGCCGCAAACATCGTCGGTCTTGATAGGCAGGTGGGCGCCGCGCATCATGACTTCCAGCCGCTTCGGAAACTTGGCCGGCCAGACGTTGCGCACAGACTCGCGGGTGCAGCTCCAGCGGTCGGCCAAGTAGCTGGCCTGCTTCACATCCGGCACCGCAGAGTCGCAGCTAAACTGGTAGTTCGGGTCGAGGATCGGGAAGCAGGAGATGGGGAACTTGCCGTCCGACTCGGCCACAGTAACCCACTCGCCGTCGTTGCTGGTGATAGTGTAGCGACCACCGATGCGCATCTTAGCAGACCTGTGGTCTTTGCGGCCTCCACCCGGGAGGCCAGTGAAATATGCTTGTGTTGCCATTAGGGGCCCCTTAGAACTTATCGATGTCGCCGGAGACAGTCTTTACGCTGCCAGAAATGTTCTTGGCCTTAACGTCACCGGACACGGTATTGACGTTACCAGTGACATCGCCACACTGTACGTCACCGGATACAGTTCGCACCTCTCCCGCCGAGCCACTGACGCGTACATCAGACAGGTTGCCTGTGAGAGACTGCACATCGCCGTGGACCGTTACGGAAATAGGGCCGGTAAGCGTTCCGTCCTGCACCACGCCGTCTACAACTACTTGGTTGTTGCCGTTGATCTGAATGCTGTTGCCTTTAAACTCGCGGCCGTCGATGACCACGCGCCCGCCTTTCATACTGATATTCATGCCTATGTCTCCAAATAATTATTTACGACATTATGCGCAATTATTTTCTATAACGCAAGCCGCGCCAACCGCCGTCAGCCTTGATAGGCCAGCCAGCCGCCCAGTGTGGCGTCTGCTCCATGATCGCCTCGAACTCCTCGACCGAGCCGAAACCGTGCGGCACCTCGGCAATAATCTCGTCGTGGACGTGCATTATCACCGGGTAGCCTGCCTTATCGAGACGCAGCAGCGCGTCGGCTAGCAGGTCGCGGGCGGTCGCCTGGACAATATTTTCTACGAGCGTTCCACCCCACGTCCGGCATTTTACCCATGTGCCTCCACCACCCTTGCGTGGAGTGGCCATGTGATTTAAAACATCCGCGGGGGTGCTTCCTTCTACGGGGTAGGGATAGTCACAACGCACTCTTTCCATTTCCCCGTCTTCTGTTAGTCGTCCAGTTTCTTCCCACCTGACGTATTGAACCGTTATCCATGGTGAGTGGTAGGTCAACTCTCTCCCAGACGGCAGCTTGCAATAAAGCACGTTGTTACGCACTTGGTATGAAACATCGCGGTATCTTTGTATGGTTCCTTGGGATTTGACAGCTTTGACTGCCGCCGCTTCTACCTCACGCCAAAACTTAACCACCATCGGGCTGGCTTCTCTCCACTTACGGACACCGTCCAGTATCTCTTTATCAGACAGGTATTTGTCTGCGCCGAAGTTTTTCCAAGCCCCTATCCCTCCGCCGAACCCACTGCCCAATTCTCCCGGCTTACCGAGTGTCTTTCGAGTTGGGTGGTGCTGTCCGGTCTCTTTCTTGTGCTTTAGGTACTCATCAAATGGGATTCCTGTTATTTTGCTCGCCGACATCTCGTAGATCATGCCATGAGTGCGAAACACTTCGAGTCGCCACTCTTCCCCAGCCATAGCGGCGATCACTCGTGCTTCAATGGCCGAGTAGTCAGAACAGATAAGGTCGTGACCTGGTGAGGCTATTAAGAATCCGCGTATCGAGCTTGTTATGGCTTTTTGGGCATTCCCCCATACCTTCTCCATAACAACGAGGTCACGATGGTTCAGCAAACGGATAACCGCCTCCGCCGATTCAGCGCCCCACTCTTCTGGGGAAAGCTTAACCCCACAGTGCTCCTTGTTCGATCTGCTGGTCACTTCATGACATTTCCCACATTTTGTGAGGTCGCTCTGGCAGAAAGGACACTTATCGTTATGGGCGCCGTAGTGTTCGCCGCAAGCGCCACACAACCAAGCATCTGGCCCGCTATTAGGATTGTTGTGCAGCTGCACACCTCTGCTGCAATTGTGGACGAGTCGTCCATTTACGACGAACCGATTCTTAGGGCCACAGTCAACGATGTCATACACGTTCATTTTTAGCTTTCCTTCTGGCCGCTGCTGCTTTAGCAGAGTCGCTTTTCTTCTTAAGGTGCGCTTCCCATGCCACTGGGTCACTCTTTAGCTCAGCCCAATAACGCCTCAAACCGGCTGACGCTGCGGCTCCTTGCTTCTTGCGGTCTACGTTCTTTCTTGCCTCTGCCAGCTGTTTGGAAACTTTTTCAATCTCACCTGGATTTTCATACCAACGCTTTCTAGACTCGGATATTTTTCTAGCCACCTCAAGTCTCTGTTCTTCTGTTCTTTCTGCCCATTGCCTAAAGGCATGTTTGCGGGATTCTATGCTCTTTCTCTTCTTTTCAGATGCGGACGTGCGCTCCCATCTTTCGCTCTGCACTCGGCTTTGGTGTTGTCTCTGTTCTTCTGTTGGGGTGTAGGAATGACGCTTAAAAAGACCTTGAGACTCTAGAATTTTTATCTGACGATTGGCGCATCTGATCGCCCTCCGCCCCATGTAGTAAGCCTGTCGAGCATTATCTTTACGCCATTTAGCGTGGTTTTGTTTCATTCTCTCGCGATAGCTTTCCGAGTCTCGTTTAAGGCACCCTTCTCTCAGCCTAGCTATGTACCTGGCGTAGATAACAGGGTCTTTTCGAATGTCCTCCCAGAACTTTTTACTACCGTCTGCTCCGTCGTACTCACCACCACGGCTTACGTTGTATCCACAGCTCGGGTCGTTCGTACCCAAGGTTTGTATCAGCGAGACCTCGGCGGCTTTTGCCTCTTCGAGAGTCAGGCCACTCACGACAACCTCCATCTTGAAAGAGTCGCAGCCGTGTTTTCTCATCGAGTCGTATAGCGGGTGGCGTTTATCGGGTGTGGTCTCCGCCTTTCTTTTGTGAGAAGACCACCGTTTTTCAGGACTTTTAGTTATTCCGACATAAGACTTGCCGGTGGGTCCGACCAGCAGATAAACAAACACGTTATGGCTCCTTTGGTTGGTAGATAGAGACACCTTTATCCCTTACCTCACCCAAAGTAGCATATTGTGTAGTTGATGTAAAAACCAAGTGGTCCTCGGTGGCTGTCACGCCATCGTGCGTGATCACCGGCTTGTCACCCATCAGCACCAACCCACCATGTTGGACAAAGTTTTCTCCATCCCACACCATATCGGTATCTTGAAGTTCCTCGATCGGTATTGAATGTCCTCTCCCGTCTCGCATGACATGGATCATCGACCCTTCGGCCACACACCAGCGCCCTGTGGCCGTCGCGCCTTGATACGTAAACACCCCACGGATTTTATGGTCTGCTGGGTCTTTAAAGCGCTGCATCGCGTATATTTTCTTGACCGCCGCACCACCCGCCAACTGTTGGATTTCTAACACGTCACGCACCACTTGCGGTATGTCATCCCGTTCTAACACCTCTTCCAGTGTTTCAGCCTGAGTGTCTGGTATCTCCACACCTTGTGAGCATACCCACTGACGCAACGCGGCATAGCTATTCGGTGACTTTACAGCACCCCCAGTCAAGACCAGCTGTTGCGGTATGTACTTTTGCTTCATCTGGCGGATCACCTCGATGGCGTTATCGAGCGTTTCAGAGTCCACACAGACACCCCGGGCATTAATACGCTGGTCGAGCTTCCAGACTTCCAGCTCGTAGGGGCTGAGCGGCGGCACGGCGTCGCTGAGGGCTATCTCTGCCCGCACGTCATCGGCGCAGTAGCCACCATTGATGAGGTGCAGCTCGGTCTGCGCTTCCAGCGTCAGGCGCTTGGACGGGTCTGCTTTTGTGGGCTTGCGCGGCATCCACAGCTTCTTGACCTGCAAGGCGGCCTTGGTGTCTTTCTGCTGCGCGCAACCCATAACCCGGCCAGCATCTTCCAGACTGCGAGGCAGACCATGCGCCGCACACGCGGCAGCCGAGTCGCGCAGCTGGTCAACTGGCAGAGGCGGGGCGCCCAGCTGGCGGGTAAAGACGTTGTTCCAGATGCAGTATTCAAAGAAGGAGTTGTGGGCTTCTATCAGGCCACCACGCGACACATAGTCGAACAGCTCTTGCGGGGCTGGCAGCCACGGCATCCAGTTACGCACGCCCAGACCGTCGCGCATGTCGTAGGATAGCCACAAGCACTCGGTGGATGGGTGGCGCGAGTAGGCCCACGCCCCCACATCTTGGATGCCGCCCTTGGGGCCGACTTTGAGCCACTTGCCGTCAGCTGGAGACCATGTGTAGCCAGCCTCCGAGTAGGTCTCAAAGTCCATCGTCGGTAATTTATGGGCGACTGGGGGAGGAGGCGCCATGCCTGGGGGTGGTGGGGCTATTTGCATACCGCAATACCTGCTAGGTGCTCAATGGCCGCTTCGAGTGCCAATCCAAGCGTGTGGTCACGGCCTATGTGATGCTCCCGAGGCGCAGAGCTATAAATGCAAACCTGCCATAAGTCTTGCCCCTCGTCATACTCGATACCCCAGCTACACTGACGAGCGCGGCACATGTCGTGCAGCTGCGTGATGTGCTGCACGAAATCTGGGTGGTGCGGTGAGTTATACATTGTCGGTCTCCTTTCCATTAGTAGTAAAGATAGCCAGCCCAAGCAGGTACACGGCGGCCACAACCATCCACATGGGCTCGTCATGGCGGATAGCCAGCGCGGCGTATGCAGCCCCAAGGCCATACGTCACGATAGGGTATGGCAGCACCGGCTTGGCCCATGGCAGGGTGGCGCAAGACAGCAGCATGGCTGCCAGAACCCATAGCTGCGCCTGCGGGAAAATCAGCGCCCAGAATACGAGCGTGTAATTGATGGCGGTTATCATGTGGTTACCTCTAGGTGTTAAAAAGGCCGCCACGTTGGGCGGCCTATAGTCGTGGCAGTGTGGGTTAGCCCAGAATGGCGGGTTGCGTCTTGGCGAAGTGGCCGTTAGCGACCAGCAGCTCCTCGGTCCAGCCTGCGTTTACCCAGTACGGCGAGGAGGCGTCAGGGTTGGCCTTCGCCAAGTCGCTGACCGGAACCAGGCGCGGCACGGCGGCAGGAGCTGGTGCCGGAGCGGGCGCTGCGGCTACTGGTGCGGGTGCAGGTGCCGGGATTGCAGCAGCTGCTGGCGCGGCTTGCTGCTGGATTGCAGCACCGAGCGGCTTGGCACCGGCTGGCAGCTGGAGATTAACCCCGCCAAACACCTCTTGGGCAGACGGGCCGGAGATAATCTCCTCGCCAGCGGCGGCAAGCATCACCATGTTCATGTTGACGAACACGCCTGCTTGCAGGCCATCGCAGCCGTTGCCCTTGGCTCCGCCACTGATAACGTAGTAGTAGCCCTTCTTGGCGACCTGCGGGTCGATGATCGGTTTGTAGGCGGTATCCACGACGCGGACGGGCTCGATGTTACAGCTGCGGCTAAACTTCACAATCCAGTGGCCTGCATAGCCGACCTTGTTCTTGTTGTCAGCGTCACCATCTTCGATCTTCCACGCGAAGGTCGGCTTCTGCCAGTCGCCAGTTGTTGCGTGCCCTTCCTGACCGGCCTTGTAGATCTCTTGGAACACCTCGGCAGGCTCCATGCGCCAGTCTGCTTGTGTCTTGGGGAACGCCAGAGCGGCGAACCAGTGATACTTCTCAGGCAGCAGCGGGTTACCTTTGTGGTCTTTGGTCTGCGGCTCGAAGAAGCCACCGGCCACGAGACGACCTACTGCGGTTACGAAATTACCCATTATTGTTCTCCTTGAATGAAAGGTTTCAACCCGTCCGGCATGCCGGTTATGGTGAGTCGGCTCTTAGCCGCTACGGCGGGTCGTTTGTCTGACAGCGGAACCAACTCGACTCCGTTGTCGTCAGTGGTAATGTAGCTAGCCACGTCGGCCTTTGCAATAATTTTTTCTAACTGAGCCGGACTTTTTATTGATGGCTCTTCAAAAATCACATCATCCGAGTGGCCGAACATGCGAAACAGCGCGATCGCCTCGGTCGGGTCGATCCAGCGACGGTTGGACCGACGCTGCACGAGCTTGTAGCCTGGGATATCCACGCCCATGTCATTGGCCTGCTGCGTGGCATATACTTGCAACGCGGTGAGTCTCTGCTCGACCCACTTCTTAGCCCCGCGCATCAGGTCATAGTCGGCTGCCAGCTGTGCAGGCGTCATGCCGTACAGCGCGTGATCTCGTGCGGCCTGCACTGCCAACGCCTGCTGGGTAGCAAAGGCCTTGTTCTCCGGACAGATAGCCTTGGCGCGGCACCACCGGCATGCGTCCAGACTGGCAACCCGTGGCGCATCAGGCTGACATGCAGCAATGGCAGCCAGTCGGAAGCGCTCGGCCCATGCGTGCAGCTCGGCCCGTGTGAGAGTCCACATACTCGGCTCGCTGGTGATGCGCGGCTGATAGATGTGGAAGCTGGCGTATTCCAGCTCATCCCAGACGCCCAGCTTCTTGGCCAGACCGATGCGGTAGAAAGCCCCTTGCGGGTTATCTACCGCATCGACCTCCTCACCCTTGCCGTACTTGAGGTCGATAGCGTGCAGGTGCTTCTCGGCCTCAACATACCCGCCAGAGTCGTTTGTCCCGAACATGGAGGGGTGGATGAAGGCGAGACTGACCTTTTGCTCGATAGATATCATAGGCCCACCTTCAACACTTTAAGAACGTAATCACGGTAAGCCTTGCCGTGCTTAATCATGTCGGCATCGATCATGTATTCGTTCTCAGGGCACTTCATGCCTACAACTGGCTTAATGTGTGGCTGATTGGTGGCCTCTAGCAATAATTGCTCCCCGACCCAATGGGCGGCCGTACCCTCGGCCGCGTACTTGCTGGGCTGCTCGGGCGGAGCGTGCTCGAGCAGGGCATTACTGCCTGGGCAGCCCATCCAGCGCTTAGCCCATCCAGCGCTTAGCGCTGGATGCCCCTAAGTTGGAGTGTGCTGTCATGACAGTGTGGTTCTCCACTGCTGGTTAGCGTAGCGGATGTGGCCTTTCTTGCGTAATGCCTGCAAGCGCCGGTCAACCACACGGTAAGGGTCGGTCTCTCTGTCTACAGCCCGCGCCATGGTTTGCAAATGAGCGGTCAGCGCGGAGGCAGTTCGGCAACCGTTCTGGATAAGACGCAGAAGCTCTGCGTCGAATAACTTATAGTCTCTCATACAGCTACACCCATCAAGACGGCAATTTCTGCCAGTTTGTCAGACCCGTCGGCGGCAGTCGCGCCGGAGGCGATCAACGCTTCGGCCACATTGCAGAACTGCTCGCGCTGCTCGGGTGTCAGCACCGTGATGGCGTGAGCGCCGCCAAACATGCGCAGCGACGCCACGGCGACCGTCGGCCCGACCTGCTTAATCATGGAGGTCAGCAAGTCTTTACAACGCTGTTCACTGGCAGATACCTGAGCGGACAGGCCAGCCGGTGCAGCTTGGGGTGCAGGCGCAGGGGCTACCGGTGCCGGAGCGGCTTGAGGGGCGGGCGCTACGGGTGCTGGCGCGGCTTGAGGGGCTGGGGCCGCAGGGGCAGGAGCTGGAGCAACAGGTGCGGGAGTGAGGGCGCCTATGCGCTCAGCTTCGTCCATATGTTCAGCTGTCAGTACCTCAGCTTGCTTTTGAGCGGAGTCCAGTTCAGCGATAGTGCTGTCAGGCGCCGGGTCAGTGTCTACCACACGGGTTTCCAGCTCGAACTGGCCGAGAAGGGGGCCCTTATACAGACCGGCGGCGTGGGCTTCGCGGGCCAGCTCTTCGTACACCGACTCGTACACGTCGTCCGGGGTGTTTCGGCGGCGTTTCCACGTATCGTCAGCTTTGAAGGGGTTTGCCACGTCTCGTCCGGGGTGGATACGGTCGTCGCGCTTGATGCCCTCGGCGTCACGATCAGGCACGAAGGCTGGCACGTCTTGCGGCTCGCGGGCTACATTGGTGTGCTCGGGCATGGTGGCGGTCGTGACCACAACCTCAGCTACGGTGCCAGCAGCCTTGGCGGCGTCATACTTGGCTTGGTCGGCGATCGTGCCGGGATCGACAATTCCGCCTTTAAGTTCGTCCATTGTGAGCGTGGGGTTGCTGCCGTAGTAAGGCGCAGCCAGCTCTGCGGGCATGCCGACTTTACGCGGTTCTCCGCTGTATCGCGTCTCGGCGTTGCACAGCTTGTCTACCAGCGCTTTCAGCTCGGTGGGGTCTTCGGTCAGGATTTTCAGTTCAAAACTAGCCATCTTATCAGTCCTCATTTCAATGTGAGTTCGCCGTCTTCTACCTCGACGGACGATACGGGGTGGTAAACTATCCGGCCGCCAGTATCAATGGCGACCAGCACTTCGATATCCAAATCAGGGCACTCGGCCACAATTTCGCCTAGGGTCATACGGCAACCCTCCGGCGTGGTAAGTAAGGCGCCTGCGTGGCTGCGGCCAGCACTACAGCGCGACGTACCGCAGCGGGCTTTTCTTCGGGCGTCAAGTAATGCGCTACGCCAGATGGCTCCTTGTCGAAACGGATGCTAACACCGCCTTGGCTGTCAAACTCTTCTCGCACGCAGCTGTTGTTGTACGAGGCGGCAAACACGGTATTAGGCGCAATAATGACGCTAATATCTAGCGCAGTTGCCAGCCGATGGTTGTCGCCGTCATCTCCCAGTGGGTTCCACTCTACACAACAGCCGTCAGCTCTGTAGCATGGGAACTCGCCAGCCATTTCTTGGTGCCACTCTATCTTTAACCCCTGAGCGCGTCCTGCTGCGTCTATTAATTCTTTGTCTGTCATGGTGCGTTCTCCTTGTCGATACGGCTCAATTTAATAAGCACTTGCGCCACTGTCAAGAAATAATTATATTGATTGTAACCTAATCAGCAAGAGGATGTGGCTACATGAAAACCCTTCAACAGATAGACGCCGAGATCGCCCAGTGCGAGCAGCAACTGGAAGCCCTGCACGAGCAGCGCCGGGAATGGGTGAACCATCTCGGGCTTAATAAGGCACCATGCGCTCACGATTTCGTGGATAAGGGGCCTCTTCATAAATATGAATGGGTGTGCTCTAAATGCGGGGTGCACGATGCTTCCTAACTTCCATCCGGCGTGGCTGCTTGTGCCTGCAGCCGTGTGCCTATGGCTCTGGTGGTGGCTGGCATGATACCCAAGCTAAGAGACTACCAGCAGAAGGCTATCGACGACATTTACCTGGAGTGGGAGTCGGGCAACCGCTTCGTCGTGCTGGTCATGCCGACCGGCTCCGGCAAGTCCGTCACGCTGTCAGAGGTGGCCCGACGCGAGCAAGCGCGTGGGCAGACCGTGCTGATACTGGCGCACCGGCAGGAGCTTATAACCCAGCTCAGTGACACCCTGGCGCGTAATGAGGTGTACCATGGCATCATAGCGGCGGCGCGTACCGTGGCCTACGCTGCGCAACTCCACATCGAGAATTATGGTCGGTGCTTTCGCAACACCCTCAACCCCACTGTGTTTGTCGGGTCGGTGCAGTCAGTCAAAGAGCACGACATCAAGCGGTTTGTCGCCATGGGCAGCCGCGTAACCGTCATTCAAGATGAGTTTCACCATGCCACCAAGGGCTCCAAGACGTGGGGACGCATCCTCACACCGCTGGACGAGGCTGGGGCACGCGGTCTCGGCCCGACCGCCACGCCTTGCCGCTCTGACGGCCAAGGGCTGTCCCGCGAGACAGATGGCTATGGCGATGTGATCGTCGAAGGCCCGACGATGCGCGACCTCATTCGCAAAGGCCACTTGAGCGACTACCGCATATTCTGCCCGCCTACTGATATTGACCTATCGCTCGTCCACGTCAGCCAGCGCACCGGGGACTTCGTAGAGAAGGAACTCAAGTCGGAAGTCGGCAAGGGGTCCAAGATTGTTGGCGAGATTGTAAGCCACTACCTGCAGATTTGCCCCGGCAAGCGCGGCATCACCTTTACTGTGGGGGTGGATACGGCGGAAGAAGTGGCCGAGCAGTACCGGTCGATGGGGGTGCCTGCTGTCTCGCTGTCGGGCAACACGCCGGACGCCGAGCGCGTACAGGCTATCCGCGACCTCAAGGCAGGCAAGCTGCTGATGATCGTCAATGACTCGCTGATTGGCGAGGGTGTGGATATCCCTGCCGTTGAAGTGGTGCTGTTCGCCCGCCCGACGCAGTCATATAGCCTCTACATCCAGATGTTCGGCAGGGCGCTGCGGCCAAGCGAGGGGAAAACCCACGCGTTTATCATAGATGCAGTGGGCAACGTCCAGCGGTTCATCTCTCTGGGCCGTGGGCTGCCAGACACGCCGCAGACTTGGACGCTCGATCGCCGGGAGAAGCGCGGCAAGTCCAAAGCCACGCCTGCCGATGTGCTCAAGCTGACCACCTGCCACGAGTGCTTTGCGGCCTATGAGAGCAGTGAGGCCAGTTGCCCGTGGTGTGGTGCTGTGCCGCCTGCCGCTCTGGCGCGTGGGCCTGAGCGCATTGATGGCGACCTGGCGGAGATGCCGGCCGATTTGCTGGCACGTCTGCGCGGCGAGCGTGACCGTATCGACGAGAGTCCAGAAGCTGTGCGTCAGCGCATGCTGGCAGCCGGGGCTCCTGCTGTTGTGGCTGCCAGTGCTGCCAAGGCTATCCGTGTGCGGGCGGACGCTCAGGCCACGCTGCGCACCAGGATCGCGCTGTGGGGAGCGCAACTGGAGTCGGCGGGGCTGAGCGTAGCGGAGTCGCAAATAGAATTTAAGCGCGAGTTCGGGGTGGATGTATTGAGCGCCCAGATACTCGGTACGCGGGAAGCCACGGAGTTGAGCACGAGGGTGATGGTAGGCTTGGCAAAAATGGGCTTGACGATAGAGTAAGATATAATTATCTTAAAGGTGTGGGCCGCATTGGGTGGCCAGAGTAACCGAGGTGTCTCATGGATAATTTTGGCCTGCACGACCAAGCGCAACAACTCGCCGATACACGCTCGGCCTACTCGCTGGCGCGGGAGCTGCTGGAGCTTAAGGCTAGCCAGATAGCGTGGCGTAATACTGGGTCTCCTAACGGCTTGCGCCGTTTCATGACTCAGAAACAATACGCCGCGCAGACGCCCGGCGTGCAAAAGTGGTACGAGCCTATTACTGTGCCGGAAGGCTGGCAGTTGGTGCCTATAGAGCCTACCCAAGAAATGGTCAAGGCTGTTGAGAACTACAGGGTGGAAACGTGGGATGGCGGTGAGTGGACCAGCAGCAAAAAGGCCATTGGCATATATCACGATATGCTAGCCGCAGCACCCAAACCGGAGCCTACCAAATGACCCGCATCAATCTTATCACCCCAGCCTTGCTGACCAATAAGCAGTTGTTGGCCGAGTACCGCGAGCTGCCGCGCATTATCAACCGTGTGGCAGCTGGCAACAAGCTGTGGTTTCTGCACATTGCGATCCGTAAAGAGCTGGGCCGCCGTCACGCCGTGTACCCTGACCGGTTCAAAGGACCTTATGTGATTTGCACCAAGGCAGCTTGGCATCAAGCCATCGCCACCCAGCCCTACGAGTGCCGGGACTGGACGCCGAGCAAGCGTGACATTCTGGTGGCTATGGGCCGACTGGTAGAGCGCCAGATGGGCTACAAGACTCCCGACCGCTGGGGTGACCGGATTATCACGCCGGCCACGGTCTGGCAGGTCTGGGCGCAGAATGTCGCATGCGTGCTGGGTATTAGCGACGAGGTGCGGGGTATGCTGCCATGCCAAGCGTAATGTCAGAATATAAGCGCCGCGTGGTCATGCAGGGTAAAGGCCGCATCAACTGCACGGGCGTGACGTTCGAGCACTGGAGCGACCGGGATATGGACGGTGATGAGAGGGTGTCTCGCTGCTGGCATAAGGTAGGCGCTATGCTGATGCCATGTCCTGCCAAGATGCGCGAGATTGCCATGAGCAAGCCGTGGCGCTGGCAGGTAACGCTGATGGTACGGCTGCCGGGCGGCGCGATTGAGCGCGTCGAGGTCACGTTCAACCAGGCGCTGCGCATTGAGGAGCTTGATGACCCCATGCGCGGCTATCGAGACGAGTTACTTGCCGAGTGGCCGGATAGGCTGGCTGACGGGTGGCGAGCAGTAATTGTGGGAGCCCCGATATGAAAATTAAAGCAGACAAGTACGAGTTTATTTTCGATGAGCATACTGGAAACCTTGAGATTCACCGTCACGGTGAGCCGTGGCGCAAGGAGACCGGAGACGGTGCTCTGCTGGCCTTGATGCAACGGTGCGAGGAGCTTAGCACTAGCCGAAGTGAGGAAGATGAGCGCACGGCTTTTGAGCTCGAAGCTTACGACCCATGCAGCCTGAACGATTTTGGCGGAGGAAATGTCGCTTGGTGGCATGATTACCTACGCGCAGAACTAGAGAGGGCCCACGATTTCTATCAGTCACAAGTGGGTGAGCTATGACCACCAGCCTCCTACGTTGGGCCACCAAGCACTCTATCCCCGCCGCAGCGCTTGCCGAACTGCAAGCCATGTTGTGGCCTACTCCGGTAGCGAATGGCCTGTCAGGCGAGGCGGCGGTGCAGCAGCAGATACGGGCAGCCGCTCCGCATCACGGCATACTGTGGCGTAACAACTCAGGAGCCCTCAAAGACGAGCGGGGCGTGCCGGTGCGCTTCGGCCTCGGCAATGACAGCGCGGCAGTGAATGCGCTCATCAAGTCCAGTGACCTGATAGGTATCACCCGCGTCACGGTCACAGCTGCGCACGTAGGTCGAGTGCTGGGGGTATTTACCGCCGTGGAGGTCAAAGCGCCTGGTTGGCGGCAACCAACCAACGACCGGGAATGGGCGCAGGCCAATTTTATCCGACTGGCGAGGCAGCACGGAGCGCTGGCAGGCTTCGCGGCGGATGTGTCACACTACCGCCAGCTTGTTGACTAGCTGCCACATGCGGCGCTATCTTATAAATAATTTTAACCACTGAGGGATTTTACGATGGCTAAATTACTCGATCTGCTCGTCGCTGCGGAGGGCTTCGTGCCCGTTGCTGGGCGAGTCTATGCGCAGGACTACGGGTGCTCAGTTTGGGGCTTCTCTAGCCCCGAATTCGACAAGCACTCCAAATCTTGGAACAGTGAGGACCCCGCTTACTGTGGACGGGTCCGCTACCAAGCAGATGACTACCAGACCGCCATTTTCACCGCCGAGGCTATCTTGGAGGCGCGTGCATGTCAGTAGCAGCAGCCCTCTCGTCTGGGCTCGCTCCGCTGACGGCTTACCAGCAGTTTGTCTGCTGGGAGCTGCGCAGCCGTGACGGCAAGAAGCCCACCAAAGTACCCATCAACCCTCGCACCGGTGGCATGGCGTCAAGCGTCAACTCGGCCACATGGAGCGACCACACGACCGCCATCCACTACGCCAGCCAGCACCCAGGAATGGGCGTCGGCTTTGTCTTTACCGACAATGACCCGTTCGTGTTTGTGGACATTGACAACTGCCGCTTGCCAGACGGCCAGTGGTCTCCGCTGGCCATCAAGCTCTGCACGGAGTTTGTTGGCGGCTTTGTGGAAGTCTCCCAGTCTGGTAATGGGCTACACATTATTGCCCGAGGCAAGCGGCCAGCAGACCATGCCTGCAAGGCGGAAGGGTTCGATCTCTACTCGACTATGCGGTTTGTTGCCCTCACAGGTCTCGGGTGCAATGGGTCCGCCGATGCAGACCACACGGCCACCACAGATCGCATCGTGCGCTCCTACATGGCGCCGGACACCGAGAAGCTCTCCATCGCCGACTGGACCGACGAGCCCTGCGAGGGCTGGGCCGGTACCGAAGATGATGACGAGCTCATCGCCATCGCGCTGGGCAGTAAGTCGCTGCGAGCGGCCTTTACCGGCGGCGTGACCTTTGCCGACCTGTGGCATGCCAATGAAGATGCGCTGGGGCACGCATACCCACACGACCAAGGCACCGAGCCTTTTGACCGGTCGCGAGCCGACTCGGCGCTGGTGCAACATCTCGCCTTCTATACAGGCAAGAATGCGGAGCGTATCGATCGCCTCTTCCGCCAGTCGGCACTCATGCGGGATAAGTGGGAAGACCGGGACGACTACCGGACCGGCACCATCCTGCGTGCCATCTCGCTGCAGGGTGAGGTATATAAGTCCAAAGGAGCCCGTACCGCCGAGGCCGTTGCCGTGGTGACTGCACCGGCTGCTCCTGTGGCTACCAATGCGCGCCCAGCCATTCAGCCCGGCATGGCCACCTTTACTAAAGACCACTTGCCGAACGCGGCAACGTTCATGCAATGCTTTTACCCAGGCGGCTCGCTGGCTCGGGTAGACGAGGAGATGTACCGCTGGACAGGTAAGGTGTGGGAAGTTGTCAGCAAGCCGGAACTTGAGCATGAGCTGACTGTGGCCATGTCTCACAGCACGCCCCAGAAAGATGTGGTGAACGGCACGCTCTCCATGCTGTGCGCTCTTGTCCACAAGCCGGGGCTCACGCTGGGGGACTACCCGGGCAAGCAGCCTGGGCGCTTGGTGCACTTTGATAATGGCATCCTCGATCTGGATTCCATGTCATTGAGCCCGCATGACCCCAGCTGGTTCTCTACCAACATCCTGCCGTACGCCTATACGACTGGCGCCGGTTGCCAGCACTGGCAGCAATTCCTCTCCTCCATCTTTGAAGGAGATGAACAGCGCGTGCAGCTCCTGCAGGAGTGGTTTGGCTACATGCTGGTGCGCTCCTACGAGCACCAGAAGGGAATGCTGATGATTGGAGCTCCTCGCTCGGGTAAAGGCACCATTGGCCGTATCCTGCGCGAGATGGTGGGTCCGTTCAACTTCTCGGGCGTGTCGCTGGATGGCTTTGCGTCTGACCCTGTGCTGGACGCTATATCTGACAAGCCGGTGGTGTTTGTGGGCGATGCCCGCACGGTTGACCATGGCAGCCGCTCCAAAGTGTTGGCCCGCATCCTGGAGATCATCGGGCAGGATGAGGTGTCGTTTAACCGGAAGTGGATACGCAAGGCACACAATAGCTCCATGCCATGCCGCATTACTATTGCTGCTAACGGCGTGCCGGAGTTTCTCGACCACAGTGGTGCCCTGTCCGAGCGTCTGCTTATCCTGCCGTTCAACAAGTCCTTTGCCGGACGGGAAGACCCGTACCTCAAAGACAAGCTGCTGCAGGAGCTGCCAGGAATTTGCTGCTGGGCGATTGCCGGGCTGCAACGTCTGCGTGCTCAAGGACGGTTTACCGATGTGGCAGCGGCTGCAGTGGAGCGTGAGGACATGCAGTCTATCCAGAGCCCGCTGCACGACTTCGCGGCGTTGTGCCTGTCATTCACACCTGACGCCAAGGTATCTACGGAAGACCTATATCAGGCCTATGTGGCTTACTGCATCCGCAATGGGCAGTACAAGGTAGGGCGCAACAAGCTGGTCTCCGAGATGCGCACGGCTTTTCGTGGCCGCATCGAGAAGCGCCCAATCCGGTTCGACGGGGTGAGCAAGCAGGGCTTCACGGGCGTGGGGCTCAGGCCAGACGCCGACATGGGCGTGGCGCCGCATTTGGTGGCATAAATAAGAGCCTCGCAGACGCGGGGCTTTTTATTGCTTGACGGTAAGGTAAGAGATAATTATATTAATCGTGTGGGTTGCATAGGGCGGCTCGTTGAGAGGGTAGAGGCCATGACGAGACGATACAGGTACGTCGACTTGGTGACTGAGGAAGGCGTCGAGCTGTACATCGAAGAGTGGACAGAGTTGAAGAAGACACCGCGCGGGGCGTGGGTCCAGAGGTTCTACATGGGGTGCAGCACCGGCAAGAAGCGTTTCGTACTTGATGGGTCGGGGCGCCGCCTTTGCCACCAAAACAAGGAGCAAGCGTGGGGGTCTTTCAAGCTGCGCAAGAAATGGCAAGCTAGCCGGGCGCAATCACAACTAGACCGAGCGAAATACGCAATCGAGCAGATCGCTAACTTCAAGTCTGCTCCGACTGGTAGCCTGGTTCTCGGCAAGCCGGATTTCTGGCGCTCCTACGTGTTCGACTAGCTCAACGGCCCACCTAGTGCGGGCTTTCTTTTATGCACTTCTCGCCAACCACCAGCAGCACAATCTCCCGTCCTTAAATAAGCAGCAGAGTTTTATCGCGTCTATAAATAAGCGACGATTGGCTAATCGCGTTTGCCGTCTCTGACAGCATTTAATTCTAAAACCCACTATTTTGAATAGAAATGCACTTTTGCAACTGTAGCAAAGTGTTGCATTCGGGTGAGCGCTTCACTTCCACGCGGCTCCATTTGGGCATCTCTTATTTAAGGAAATTTTACTTATTTTAAGCATAAATAAGAGATACCTAAATGGCTCTCTTGAGCCTGAAACTGATACACCTACTGAATCAGCTAAACCCCTAATTTATAAGGCTTTTTCAGAAGCTATATTACTTATTATTTAATAATATAATAATAATAATAGTATATATAAAGACTATAGAAACCTTAGAAAAAGAACTAGGGTCCTTTGAAGTGATACAGTGAAGCAGCTATTCATGCACTATTCATTCATGCAGCCGAGGTGGCTTGCGTGGTATACTGACAGCACTACCAGCAACTAGGAGCGCGTGACCATGACGCCGCAAGAAGAAGCGCTGTCCAAGCTGTCAGCGCCAGAGCAAACTTTCGTAAAGCTGTGGGCCGCAAGACATGTAGTCGGGCTGCCTCGCTACAAATGCTACAAGGAAGCGTTTGAATGCCCCCAAATTGCCGATTCGACGGCGAGCCATTACTCATGGCGCCTCTTGCGTGACGAACGCATCCTAGAGGCTCTCAGGGCCCTTCAGTGCGAGACAGCAAAACGCACGATCGCCAGCAACGAGGAAATCAAGGAAGAGCTGACCGCCATCCTGACCGGGTACGGCTCGCTGTTCGTGGACTTGACCGTCCAGGAAGTGCGACCGGACGATGACGGCGAGTACCGAGTGGCTTACTTGGTGGAAGACCCCGCAGACATCCCGCAAGAGATGCTGCGCTTCGTCAAGAAGTTCCGGCCCGAGCCGGACGGCCGGTACGAGCTGGAATTTAACGTCATCAGCGAGGCGGCTAAAGACCGGCTGAGGGCGGCTGAGCTGCTGGGCAAAATGCAAGGCGGTTTTGTGGAGCGTGTGGAGCATTCCGGCGTGGTGGGTTCTGTGACGGCCAGCTTGCCGCCATCAGACGCCTCGATCGAGGATTTCACCAAGATGTACCGAGAAATGTTGACAGCCGCGCAGAAGTAGAAGATATTTATCTCAACGGCTGCATAGGGCGGCCGATTGAGAGGACTGTGAGATGAGTGAGCAACTAGACTGGCTGGCGCGTAACGTGCACGAGTGGGGCAAATACTGCGGCAAGTGGATTCCCGAGGATGTTATAGGAAAGCTGCGGTTTGATGGAGACTTGGCCCTTATCGAGCCTAAAGTCTGCGCTCCGTTCCACGTAACCCGCCAGCAATGGATCGACCGCCGCGCAGAGCTGCAGGGCAAGCCGAGCTGGGCAGACGCGCCGGAGTGGGCTGAGTGGCTGGGGCAAGTAGAGAGCGGCATGTGGGAGTGGTATGAAGGGCAAGAAGCCCCTGGGGTTCACCCAGATGCTGACTGCTGGGCCCACCAGGAGCGCGGACAGTACTCCACAAAACATGGCGAAGTTCTCGGCGACTGGCGCTCACGCTGGAGCGCCGACCGGCTAGCCTCGGCGTGAGCGCCGGTGAGGCCGCCGCTGGGTTTGCAGCTGTGGGCGATGCGATACGTGACAAGAAGGCAGCCCCAACTAAGCGAGATTTCCGTAACTCCGTCAAGGCTCTGAGCGCTAAGCTCGATGATTTGGCCGTCGAGCCGCCGCTTAGCCGTGCCGACGCGCTGCGCTGGGCGGTCGAGAACGTCAAGACGTGGCCTGCCGATAAGTCTGATAGCGCGCCAACAGGTCGGGAGTGGCAGCAGTGTAGCGGTATGCTGTACCTGCAGCGGAACGGGGACCCGCTTATCAGCATGCTGGAGTGGGGCGCCTGGGTGGCGAAGCAGCGTCAGACCGAAGAGTTTGTGACCAAGCTGCAATCTGGCTTCCAGCCGCTTACCAGCCTTGAAGACTCCGAGCCCGCCACGCTGCACACCGTCCACCACGCGGCCTTCCTGCACCACGACTGCCAGCTCTTGCTGAACGAGCCGGAGCTTGTGGTCTTCCGCACCGCTGACGGCGAGCTGTTGCACTGCAAGCCCAAGGAGTGCCTGATTGACCCAGACCCGTACGGCCTGGCGGCTCGCCTGCTGTCCGACATGTCTGGCTGCACCGTGGCGCCGGAGCATATCCGGGAGCTGGCGGAACAGATGGGGTGGGCGGTATGAGCACACGCGCATCGCCTGTTGAGCTTCGCAAGGCGCTAGACATGGCCAAGACTCTTAGCGACGCGGGCATTCTCTTCGTCCCCATGCCAGTTTCTAACGAAACGGAGTCGGCTAAGCTGGTAGCCGAAGCGATGGATAAACTGGAGCAGATGGCCGTAGTGGCCGAAGAGGTGAAGCCATGAGCCTACCAACCGAAGCCGAGATGCGCGAGCAAGCCAAGCAGGCTGCACGGGCTAAGCGCCGCGCCCATCTCATCGAAGAGATTATCATCCACAACCCATGCGTGACGGACGAGGAGTGTCTGGCCGCAGTTGAGCAAATTATGAGGCTGCAAGATGAGCAATGACTGGATTAAATGGCCTGGCGGAGACTGCCCGGTTGCCAAGGGAACGCTGGTAGACGTGAAGTATCGGGATGGCGTGGAGGCGATGGGAGTGACTGCGGGAACAGAGTGGGGTGAGGATGGCCACACTAGCGTTAATAACCGGTGCGCTCTTGAATGGGGTAATTTCGACAGTATGTTCGACTGGGATATTGTCGCCTACCGTCTCGCTCAGCCAGCCCACGTAACTCGACTGCTGACCGAACGAGATGAGCTGAAAGAGCGTGCAGACAAGCTGCGTGATTTCATCGAGTCGGACACGTACCTGGGGCTGGCCGTTGAAGACCAGTTACTCCTCCACGAGCAGCACGACGCCATGACTGAGTACCTGGCGGTATTGGATAAGAGGATTGCACGACATGGCTAAACTTACCGCAGAGATGCGTATATTAGACTCTGCCGACTGGCAGGAGTTGCTAACCATCATGTTACCGCACCTTGACGAGCTGCCAGCCCCGGTGCAGCAAGGGCTTGAAGCGCTGTCCAATGGCGAGGCGCTGGTGTGGGATAGCGACTGGGTGCTCAAGCAGTGCTTATGTCCGTCTAGAGTCACAGTGGTGGCTGACGGCCTGACAGTAGACGCTTGCCGCCGAGTACTCCCAATCCGGCGTGGCTACGTGGCGGATGAAGGAGAGTTCGTTCCGGCCCACACGCTCTCCATCATGCACAAGGGTAAAGTCTTGGCGGGTTGGTGATATACTGGCGGCATGACCAACAACCGTGCCGCCTATATGCCGACCGACATTCGTATCGCCAGCAAGGATAATTGGCCGCCCGACTACCGGGTGGTTTTCGCTTCCCGCATGAAGCTGCTAGCCAGCATCAAAGCAGACCCGCAATCCCGTCAAGCCGCTCTGGCTCACTATGCCAAATCACCTGTAGATTTCATCCTCGACTGGGGCGTCACATACGACCCACGCTCCAAGCCCACGCTCATGCCGTTCTGCCTCTTCCCGCGTCAAGTCGAGCTGGTCGGGTACCTGCACGCTTGCGTCACAGACCAAGAGCATGGCCTGATTGAGAAGTGCCGCGACGCCGGGGCCACCTGGGTGTGTTGCGCCTTCTCGGTCTGGCTGTGGCTATTCTGGCCTGGCGCCGCTGTGGGGTTCGGTAGCCGGAAGGAAGAGCTGGTCGACCGGCTCGGCGACCCGAAGTGTATCTTCGACAAGGTGCGCCAAATCATCAACTACCTGCCGCGAGACCTGTTCTGGCCGGAAGGCTTCAACCCCAAGGAACACATGACGTTCATGAAGGTCGTGAACCCCGAGAACGGCGCGACCATCGCGGGCGAGGCGGGCGATAACATCGGTCGTGGCGGCCGGACGCTTATTTACTTCAAGGATGAGAGCGCCCACTACCCGCGCCCAGAGCTTATCGAGGCGGCGCTGGGCGACAACACGAATGTACAGATAGATATCTCGTCGGTGAATGGCCTTGGGAACGTCTTCCACCGGCGCCGGCAGTCTGGCGTTGAGTGGCCGGACCGCCAGCCTGGGCAGACCCGAGTGTTTGTCTTCGACTGGCGCGACCACCCGGGCAAGACTCAAGAATGGTACGACCAGCGTCGAGCCAAGGCAGAGCGTGAAGGTCTGCTCGCCAACTTCGCCCAAGAAGTGGATCGCGACTACTCAGCAGCCGTCGAGAATGTCCTCATCCCCGGCCTATGGGTTAGCGCAGCGGTCGAGGCGCACATCAAGCTGGGCATCGAGCCGTCCGGCCAGCGCGTGGCCGCTATGGACGTTGCAGACGGCGGGGCGGACGTCAATGCGCTGGCAATCCGGCACGGCATCGTGCTGGAAAGCGTCGAGAAGGACGGCGGAGAGGCGGATGTTATCGGGGCCAAGTATTATGTACGCGCAATATTCAAGCGTGCCGAGACATGGCGCTACGAGGTCAATGGGGTGGGGGCGGGGGCTCGAGCAGGCGCCCGTAAGGTCGTAGACGCTAACGCTCATAACCCTAGCGCCAGGTTACCCGCAATCATAGCGTGGAACCCTGCGGGCGGTGTGGTCAACCCGGCTGGC